GTCTGGAAGGTAGCAAGCAAAACCCACCCAGACGATGGAGCCAATGGGTCTAATCTATACCCAGCTGCTGGGCAAATTGTAGCAGGATCTGTTACTACAGTTTTCACTACAAAATCTTGTTGTATCTTGCTCATAATTGTACTCCTGTTAATGTTACTAATCCTAATGCTGTTGGTGTAACTGTTAGTTGCTGAAATGCTGCCATATTAGTGTTAAGTGCTACCGATAAGGTCGCAGCTGTGCCTTGAGATGTTTGCGTATTAAATACCAATGCCACCGGACAAGTATAAACAAATGCAGTAAGCGACTGGAAGTCAATCCTTACAACAATAGTATTATCTGCGGGTATTACTACTTCGGCCCATGTGTTATTTTTACGACCATACAATTTGCTATCAGCTGGAGCGTCAGGTATACCAGATGAATTCATAACCCATGATCTAACTCCAGCTGTTGTAGACGATAAAAAATAACCATCTACTGGTGGATTTCCTAACCCTGGTTCATAAGAGTGGGTATGATCACCATACGCGGCAGTGATATGGTCGGTACCAAACCCAGGAAAAGAAACTGTTCCGTACGGAGCATAAGCATTAGCTTCCATAGAGAATATACCAGTTGTATCATCGTATAGTATTGGGGCAAAGGCACTTAAAGAGTGTAACGTTAGTCCTGTCTCACCAGGATTACCTACGAATAGTCGTTTTGTAATAGAATCATAATAAATTATTTTATCCCCTGTACCACTAGTAGCCCGTTGCCATTTAATAGTACCATCCCCGTAGATCTGAAAGGCGGGGTAACCTACATTGTTTTTATCTTTTATTTCAAGAGATATTCCGTCTGATAGCACTGAGATGCCACCACCCGTATCACTACTATTAACAAGTACTGAAATAAACTGATCTTCTAAATAATAGTCTACATGCAGTGGTGCTACAGGGTTTACATTTCCAATAGCAATAAATCCATTAGGATAATACGCCCCACGACCAGCAGACAACCAGAAGTATTTTTGCCACCCACGCGTACCTGAACCATTAGTCCCATACATATAATGATTACCAGGTGAAACAACATCATTAACTAATGCTAGTGTCATATCATTTGATAAATCCCCACCACCAGTAATACTATGAATTGTATCAATATTCCTTACCAATGGTACATAATCATGAATATGCCCTAAGGAAGCAAAATTAGTAGTTACCCATGCTTGAGGTGCATATGTTGTTGTATCATATGAGATCACCCCGGCAGCAGAGTATACTAGTCCTATTCCTTCTAATGGAGGTTGATAGTTAGTTGATACACTTATTGTACCATCTAGTAGTACAGTTATACCGTCTCCTATCATAACACCACCAAGAACATCTGATGTAGCTGGTTGAAAAACAAACCCTGCGCTGGGAATCCTTTGCCATACAGAACCATTGTACATTACATCATCGCCTACTGAGTATGCAGTACCACTAAAAGTACCAGCAACAGTAACACGATAATACCACCCTGCTGTACCATTACCATCCACAAGAGTAGGGGTATTAGTGTTAGCGTTCCAGGCTCCCTTATATATGTTAGAAGCGGTTACTGAAGACCACGCACCAAGTCCATCAGAACTAGTGCATTTCCATACATAACCAGCAACAGCACCTGAAGTTATCTTCATAGATGGTACTGTAAGAGTTCCTCCAATATTTGTAAAGCCACCAGCAGTAACCTGTATAACACTTAGATTATTGATATCTACATCAAGTTGTGTTGGTGCAGATATAACCATCTTATTACTAACTTTAGATATGGTATATCCGGATTCTAATGCGAATGTAGGAGCAGTAACCATAGCTCCGAATGTGGCACCTAATGCCGAAGAGTTTCCTCTTGCCAGAACAGTACTTAAAGTATCAGCCTCTACATACTGAGGAATTGTAGCTGTTAGAGTTGATAATCCATCGGTTCTTTCAAGGCTCAGTATTCTGGTGTTGTTGTCAAATGTCACTTTCTTAACATACTTATCCACAACAAGTGTACTAGATATTTCTTGTCCTCCATCTATTTGCACTTGTAATCCACCTTCTACTCCAGTACCAATATACTCCATTACTTGACCTACTGTCCATGTTTCATCTCCAATTACTACCATCAAACCACCAAATGTAGTAGTAGATAAAAAATAATTAGCACCAATAGTATAGGATCCAGGAAGTATACCAGCTGTTATATATCTAAAAGAATTTGTACTAATTATATCACTAACAACACCAACTGTACCGGCATTAGTAGTACTATCAGCTTTAGTTCTTATCCATACTGTTTCCGATGGTTTTATTGTTTCTCCAATTGAGAACCCATGATCTGTTTGGTTTACTGTATAACCTGTAGTGATTATATTACTTAACAGAACTCTAGAGAGTACATTACCATTAGCCGAGTCTAGTATAGCAATATAGTCAGTATTTGAAAGAGCGGATTTTGATGTAGCTGCTAGAATTGATGCGCCTACGTTTTCTTTGTCAGTAACGTCAGCATAAGGTTCTATACTATTTAGCTTAACCAAACTGGGCGCAGTCATAAGACCCGCTAACGCAGTTGTTACCGCAGGTACTGTGATATCATCGCCAGAACTAGATAGAATATCAAGTGTTGTAGCAGTTTTATTTGCAATACTAAGATCGGTACTAATAATAGCACCACCAATTGATACCAACTTACCATCCGTAACAACCGTCTTACCCCAAGATACTGATCTAGGTGTAAGTTGTGATGAATTTAGCATAGGCAATGAATCGCCATCCTGCAGAGTAACCTCAGATGGGGCCATATCTATAGCTGATTCCTTCATCAGAAATTCTAGAAGAAGATGTTCTCGGTTGAGTTTAAATTCTACTAGAGAGTGGACTTCATTGGCCACCAATTTATCTAGTTGCTTCTTTGCCATACTATGGTATTGCTATTCCGTTATAAATAAAATTAAGAGTGTTATAGTCAGTTGTTGATATAGCTGGAGAAAATATCTCTTCCCTACTAATTCCTGCTAGTGTGCCACCATTAAGATTCTCTTTTATCATTATAGTATTTTTATAGGTCGGAGTAAGCCTGGACGATAAATAAGACATAGTTCTTTCAGCTGCAGTCCAGTAATAAGGACTACTACCATTATAGCTCCAGTTATTTGCAGTCCATACCTCGGGTAGAGAATACGGATTACCGACATATGCATTCTTATTGAATATAGGTTCTATAAGTGCTGAGTAATCGATTATACCATCACAGAAATTATGTCTATTAAACACTCCTGGGTACTCTAGCACGTTACCAAATATATCTACTCCGGGTTGGCTATTAGATGCCGGTATCATTCCGACATTTCTATTAAATCCATTTTCTATAAAGTACATGGATCCTCCAGTAGTTATATCTTTAGTAAATCCACTAGATGAACCATGAGTACCGTATACAGTGACATTATACCCAGAAGTTACATCTGGTATATAAACACCATTTGATAATGTAAGATCCCAAAATACTCCGGCAGGAAATATAACAGAATCACCCACAACAGTAGGTGTAGTGGTACCATTAGTACCACACGATACAACTGTTACACCAGCTAGTGATGTAAATGAAATACTAGCACTACCATTAGATACCCCAGCTACTCCTGTTATATTAGCCTCTCCCCAATTAGAACCTTTTCTAAAAAACTTGTGTGTTGTAGAATTATATGTTCCTGGTATACTAGGAGGCCCAAACGGCCCCCTGTATAATATGTGTTTATCAATTTCTAATTGCATATTGTATTAGTTTAGCTGCCATATTCCTGGATGAACTTCTATCACCACATCTGGTTCTAGTGCTATCAATTTGGTATTAGGAGCGGATTCATTGGAATAGTAGACATCTACATTATAGGTGGTTGAATTATTAATAGCTATTACAACCGGTTTCTCGCGTTGGTAATCTATTACCACATCTATATTAGAAGCGGCAATATCCATTGTAATTTCATACCTATCTACAGAGGTACCTATCGATAATGTAGTTGTTAATGCTGTTGTTGTAACTTCTACTACATTGTATTTCAAATTACCAATTCTCTTTATACCTATAGGTGTTACCTCGTAAATATACTGTTTATTGATAACTCTATGCCCTATATTAAATGCCCAATCAATACCTTCTGTCTCACCTATATATAACTCGTACTCATCTCCAGGTGTAGAGAATCTATACGTCCAATTCAATTCATCTTCAAGTTCATCATATGCTTCTGTAGGAAGATCCGGGTACAAATCTAATTGCTGTGGAGTATTTCCTGTATGCAAGAACTGTACCCACGGCAACCATTGCTGCGCCATTCCATCCCTACCTCTAGCCCATAAATCAAAACTAGTAGTTCTATCTACCCACTGTGTAGCTAATTGATACTTATGTTTATTTGTGTCAGCTCCTTGTTGGTTGAATAAGTATGAACTATCGATAGTTTCTATCTGCCACGATCCATCTTTTGGTACATTACTAATAGTGGAATGTACTGTACCTAGGTCGTATAATCCCCTACTAATTAGATTATTAGCTGATAGTGATGAGAACCCTAGCGCTCTAGAGTATCTAAATTCATCCCATGGCTTGTCGTGTAGTCTATCTGCATTATCTGCGAAACGAGTTTTTATAGCAACCTTATCACCTCCACTATCCGTCCAATAGAATATGTATTTCATATTATTAGTACTCAATGAAGTTCCTAGCTCTGCTGTACTAGACAATCCAACTTCTTTTGAATCATGAGAACTATAGATTTGATCCCAGTTAAATAATTTACTAACATTATCAAATCCTATATTCCAGTTAATTCTATTTTGTTCTGTTACATGTAGGTCAGTATTCGTGGTATGTTCTTCGAATACAGATGTACTAACCGCATCTAGCAATTCTAACATAATATCCTTGGTCAGATATGTTACCTTACCAGAGTTAGAATTTCTACCCAGTACAAATGGTTCCGGGATATCTTCTATAGATGTTATAGCAACATCATACAATTCAACTAATTTATGCGCGCCGGGAGAAGTTCCTGTACCTGGTACTGTCCAGTTTTCTAAATACTCTCCGGTTATTACAACATCAGATCCAATAACTAATTTACCATCAGCACTTTTATAGATAGGTAAATCAACAATACTCACTGATTGTGTTAGCAGATTATCGAATACCTCAATACCTGTGTTAGTAGTTCTTAATTTTCTAGAGTTGTTATAAAACAGTTCTATGTTGGGAGTAGATCCTCCATTAAAGGCTATCACTTTTGACCCATTCTGTGAGATATCAGAATATGTTGAGTAGTTAGTTAATTTGAAATCACTGCTATATCCATTTTTAGATAATGTGATAGATGGAGAAGTAGATTTAATGGTAAGATTACCTAGAGTCGATGAATTCTTTGTGGAATCACCAAACACTATAGAACCATTAGGATTTATAGTAATCGCATCTCCGACAGTATCTTCTGATATTTTAAACGAATCCCCTGCCCTAAATAGTAATTTGGAATTATTATTAGTGATATTTATAACAAACGCAGGACTAACAACACCAGTGGTAAATACCTTAATAACATCCGAACCAGACGAACCATTTATATTCAATGCAGTTCCTACTGTAGTGATATTAAGAGTTCCTGTCATCGAGTCACCTGTTATGTCTACAAATAGATCATCAGCTTGTGACTTAGTATAATAGTTGGATAGATCTATAGGGGTATCAGCAGGGTCTTGCACTGCCGACCATATACCACCTACTTTTTTTAGTACATAACCATCTGGCGCAAACTCCACATTATTGGCTACATCAGTTAGTTCATAGATGTATAAATCCACAGCACCGTCAAATGATGTGTTACCAGTAATATGCAAATCACCATGAATTGTAACTAGTTCTCCTACAGCATCTAATGATGCATCACCTAAAAGTATAGATCCGGCATATACATAACTATCTGTTAGTATAGGAAGTGTAGAATAATTATTAACCGACAAAACCTCATGCAAAGAAGTTTGATGAGGGTTGTTTAGATTTGCTACATGATTATTAAAAGCACTGATACTTGCATAATATGTATCTGCAGTAGATTTAGTTAAGTAAATAGATAGATCCGGTTGTGGTAATGTAGAAACATCAGCGATGTTCCACTCACCATTTACAACCCGTAATATTCCTCCTTCTATGCTAGGGTAAGCATTATCATTAACATCACTTAGTAATCGAAGTGGTATATTAGTGTTATCAGCACTAAGTATACCCATGACTGTTAAGTTGTTATTAAACACTGTATTGCCAGTGAAAGTAATATCACCATTACTTCTCACTACATTAAGTACCTCACCTAGTTCTAATCCTAAATCATCGTATCGTCTAAGACTAAAGTTAGATCCGACATTTCCTATTCCTGTCTCATCGTCTTCAAGCAAAAAAGAAAAGCGTAAATGGTTATTCTCCATTCTAAAATGGTGTTTTCCATTCACGCCAGTTCCTGCGTTAGATGTTACCCAATCACGGACAAACAACTCACCTCGCCCGGATAATGTTGCGCCCACTATATTAGCATAGTTCTTAAATACAGCAGTAGAGTTATCTTCATTACCACCAGTAACTTCAATACCAAATCCAACACTGCTTGTATTAGTGAATGATGCTGCAGCCCAGGCGTTTCCAGAAGTAGTTTCCACTACTGTAAATTTGTTTACAGCAGCGTTGGTTCCTAATGCAACCTTTCCCGACGTACTTATAAACAACCTATAGGCTGACTTGGTGGCATTCCAAACGACAAAGTCATACCCTAACGCAGAAGCTGATTTAAGCTGAATGACATCACTACCAGACTTTTTAAATTCTAATAATGATGTCAACCCTATAGCCCCGATAACATCTAGCTCTAATACTGGATTACGATTATTTATTCCTACTTTTCCGCTGGTATTTGTATTATACAAATCTCCGGCCAGATTACTTTCCCAGTAAGTTAGTGCCATATGATTTATTATGTTATGATTGTAATTGTAAAGGTAGTGAGACTAGGCACAGGATTACCCGCGAAGTATACAAAAACATTTATCTCTTTAGTCTGCACTCCAACATAGTTTATTTTATAGTTACTGAGAAATACTGTTGTGGCTTCCTCAGCAACTGCTACAGAGTCTACTTCTAGGCGTACCATGTCAACTATTTCTGGTCCCGAATATACCGCTCTAATATCACAAATATCGTTTTCATTCAATGAGAAAGGAGCCGTTGATAGCAGAGTATTGTTTATAAATAGTGATACTCCTACACCTACTGGTAACTGAATTGGTTGTGTATAGTTAGTTGATACTACCGATGAACTACCAGCTTTCGAGCTAGATAGTGATAGTTTGATAACTAGACTAAGTTTTTCAAAATCAATTTCCTCGTTACCCTCAACATACTCATCCAGGAAGTTTGCTATAGAAGAATAGTAACTTAACGAATCAATCCATCCTTTTATATCTCTTGAATTATAGGTATATGCACCGTAATTTCCTACGCGAGCTCCTATTTCATTAATGGTCTTAGCTAATCCAAGTCCAACTAATCCTTCTACTTCTTGACTGTATTGTGACATTAGGCTAAGAAATTATGTGTTGTTCTGTAGTAATCAGTACCTTGTAAAATAAACTGAGCCTCTGCAAATCTAGACTGATTAGCGTAGTAATCAATCGATGTGTGCAGTGCTTTAGCATTAATGTATGGTGTACCGAAATTATTATCTGATTGTACAAAATCTATCACTGTATCGCGATATATCTTGTTGTATTGTGCCATCCAGAATATGTCCCTCCTTACCCATGGATTATATTCAAATGAGTAATTGATTATATCGCCAACAGAAACTGTTGTAATCCATTTATTTATAGGATGCCACTGTACTGTGTTTTCTAATGTTAATGGATTAGCATTATCGACTAAGGCAACATACACTGTACCTAATTCCGGGTTATCACCTAGATTAGTGTTAGTGGTATCCTGACATAAAAATCCTTTCTTAACGAAACCAGAACTAACCAAACCATCGCATATACCAACACTAAAGATACTATACCAACCATCTTTTGCTATCGAGTCATTCGATATAACAGCGGATGGAAGACCGTCCACCGGCAAGGCCGATTTCTGGCTGTTAAAGACAGCTACGTCTGAAAAAGGTGTAAGTAGTTGCGAAGAGTTTAAAGTGTTAAATAGCGTGAAATTTGTGGCTCCTACAGGGATGTTAATGGTTCTTTCTAATGGAGCATTCTTATAAATAAGTTTTGGGTTGTATTTCTTATTTAGTAGATTATCGATCTTACGAGGAGAATCCATTAATACTATAGACGATAAAATATCACCAGTCAATGATATCCTGTGATAAAACAGAAAATCTATTTTAGCAATGATGCTTCCAGTTCCGGGAATAGGATTATCAATTGTTATCCTATTTAATGTTAGATCCGATCCTGAGTAAGCTATAAAAGCGCCCATATCACTAACTGCTATATCTAACATGCCGGCACTGATATCCATGTTGTTAGAATACTGTTGTCCTATATACAGAGTATTTATCATATTAGATAGTAAAATTGTTACTTGAAATAACTGTAGTCTTATCCGGACCAAACATTGTATGATACTCAAATGGTATCGTATTGATAGTGTCAACAGCTTTTATAGGGTCTCCACTTTCTAAATAGGCTACAGCAGCTTCACGCATTGCTGTAATCTTAGTCAGTGCTGTCATAGCCATCTTATCATTATACTCTTTAAAGCTAGTAGCTTGAATACATGGAAATATGAATGATTGTTTGATATTTCTAGTTAAAAGAAACTCACTACATATTCTTAAGATTGCATCATTCACGGACAGACTATTTGTTGATGTAGCATATACAGACCAGTTTTCATCTGTCATAGACGTCCAGTTAGTCACTACAGTCTCTGGTCCATCACCGGTATTAGCTATTAGACATTTTACAAATGCATTAGTTGATTCATGGTACAGAACGTCTCCGACTACATATGGTGTATTAATATTCCATAATGGTACATCTGTTACCAATAATGAATACCATCCATCTGTAGAAATTGGAAATCCAGTATTCTCTGATACAGAGGCTGTATACGGGTATGACAGTCTTTTACTTCCGTATGTGGTATTTATATTTGCTTCGTAAGTAAATATTGTGATATCATAATTTACAGTTACTACACTAGATGAAGCTTTAATTAATGTCTTTCTAACTTTCTCGATATTAAAGTCAATTTCAGATGCTACTGTCTGTGTGGTAGTTAATATCTCCAACGGCGAAACAGTCTGCAATTCCATATCAACGACATTGAAATGAAAACTCAATCTACGAATGTACCCAACAGGAATATCCTTATTGATGTTTACCTTTACATTATCTCCGTTGTTGATTAGGTATGCTGTCACAACATCTTTAGGAGAGGGCATTGTAACGCCACTCTCCTGATATAATTGATTGAATATTTCAACTTCTTTTACTTTCATAATTAGATGTTGTTTTTAGGTTCTGCTGACTGACCTGGATTACCCTCTTCAGCCGACATATATAATTGTTCTCTTTCCAACTGAGCTATCTGACGTTTAACCTCAATCTGAGCATCATTAAACTCGCGCATATCCTTACGTTTCTTCTCTTCCATATCATACTTAGAATTCTGTTCTGATTCTTTGAGTTGAACCTCTTTAGCTTTGAGTTGTCTATCTTCAGAAGATACACTATCAAGTTGTTGTTTAGCTTTCGAAAGTTCGTTTGTAAGTTGGTCAACTTGTTGTTTAAGTTGCTCGGCTGCTTGAGTAGCCTGTGTAAGTTGGTTATTTTCAGTCTTCTTGATAAGCCATGCTTTATCAATAATCTGCTTAACTTCTGTAGCAGAGTCAGATAGTATGATATGAATAATTGTGTTTGGATCTAGCATGCCTGCTACAATTAAATCCTTAGCTACTTTCTTCATATCTGCAAGTTTACCGGCATCCTTAGATGAGTACGTAACATTGATAGAGTAGTCTGAGAAACAAAGATTCTCTGGTGCTATATTAAATACATAAGACTCAGCTCCCATAATATAGGCACCTTTCTTACCTTTAGCATAACATATCTTAGCGGTATTCAAAAGAGATGTTAGCATCCTCTTATGATTAGTTCTAATTAAGTCGAATAGATCCGCATTAATCATAAGAGATTGTTTGATTCCCTGCTTAACATTATCTACGGCATCGCGTTCTGCAATCTGCCCAAGCATTTGTGGGTTAGTAGCTGCAATTAAATCTGCTTGACGTTCCATGGTTTTTAACATACCATCGATAGCGGTCAGAGCTTGACCATTTACTGAATCATCAAATGATCCATAGTGATTAAATAGTTGAGCTCCCGGTTCTGTTGGGTCAATTAATTCGAACCCATTCTTCTTAGCCGCGATAAACTTCATTAATCGTTCCATGAAGTTACTTCCCAATTGCTTAGGAATACCAGCAATATTTATTCTAGTTCCTGGAACACCTGAGTTAGCGATTAAGTTATCTCTGTAAAATAAAGTTAAGTCGTATACATCTTGTAGATCTTTCATAGCTCCCACTATAGAGAATGGTTTACCATTTCTATCATTGTATACAATACCACCATATGTGAATCCACAATCAAATGGTCTAGTTTCTGACCTAGTTATATGAGTACTTTTACCACAGTTTACATATACGCTATTAGCTATCCTAACTCCTTCGTACCTATCTGTTCTCCATCCCCACTGTCCTACATCACCTTTATACCCATCTGTAGTTGTCTGATCTTCAATCTCTTCCGCATCAATCCTAACTTTGTTTAAAGCCATCCATTCGACATGGTATACTTCAACTACATCAAGATTACTGTAAGACTTCTGTCCATTAACCGGATCATCAGCACCATAGTACCTATCAAGATCCCTACCACTTCTAAGAGAGCGAGCCGTCTTAATTCTAGTTCTATCTGAGAATAATACCTTCTGCTGATCGTCATCCATATATTTACCATACTTACGAAGAAGTTCTTTTCTAGTTAAGTATTCGCGATGCACTATAGCATCACAGGTATCGATATACTGACTATTTGTGTTCTTATTATAGAAAATGTTTTCTGGTTTGATTATCTCTACGATAGGATCGGCCCCAACTCTGTCGCAATACACTCTATAGTAACTCTCTCCAGTTACCATTAAATCATGAGCAACTTGTTTTAGCTTCTGTGCTAAGTCCATTGGAGTATCCGACTCAAAGAATTTAAGTAAGTCCTGTCCAGCTATCTCAAAATCAGATAGATAGTTCTGACCAAACTTTTCTTGTAGTTTATTAGTAGCCTGCGTTAGATCTGTAACAGGCATACCACCATCAGGATTACCTCCGGCAATAGCCATTAGATTAGTTCTAACAAAGTTATCAATGATACTATTTAATTGTTCTAGATATCTTTTCTTCTTTACCTCGGCCGCTATATCGATTGTTTTATCGTCGATTACTGTTGCTTTGTACGTGAAGTTTTCTTCTACCATACTTCCAACAAGTGCGTCAATACGAGGTTTAATTAAGTTAGTAAAGTTTAACTTAGATGGTGTACCAATACCAAAGTTCTCGGTCAGATACTTGAACTCCTCGGTGTCGCGCATACCATGGTAATAGTTACGATATGTACGAATGTACTTCTTCTCGCGTACTAAGTTGTTAATATAAAAGTCAATATTATTCTTAAGATATTCTTCCGACATCTTTTCATTCTCGGTGTAATGAATATCTTCCAAGTACCCGTCACTATTGTACGGAGCCGTTTGTGTTGACATAGTTAGCAGTATTGTTTTATTACTTATGTTTTAATACCAAAAAAGGGACTTAATCTCTTAAGCCCCTTATAGTTTATCCAGCGATGAATAATATGTCGTCCTCTCGAATGAGCTTTAACTCAGAGTCTCCAGTGAATCGTCTGCGTTTAGCAATCACACCACACCAGGGTTCATATGCTACTAATTGTCCAACTTGATATCCAAGTTTTGTAGCCTGACCAGTTTGTAATATTATGGCGTAATCAAGGTCTGTTAATCGTGGGTCTCGCGACTCTTCTTTACTAAGAACCAATCCATCTTCCGATTCATCAATCATTTTAACAGTAACTAATAGTCTGTCAGATGTAGGTTTAAGAGTTGCTTCAGATATATTTGCTGAATCTGAAACAATTGCTGTAATGTCATACCCGGGAATAACCTTTAGTGATTTGTCATTGTCAGTTGCTATATGGTGTCCAGAGAATTGAGAGAACATCGCTATATCTCCAACCTGTAGTCCGGGACAATTGATATCCAAGGTAGCACTGGGCCCTAGTTTTTCTACCTCTCCTAAGTACATTACAATATTCTCAGGTACACTATCTTTCTGTCCTAGATACACACCGTCTTTCTCGGTAGTAACTTTCTGTACATTAACAAGCACTAAATCCTTTTGAGGTTCAATCTTTGTTGTGTCTTTGATTTTCATCTTCTTATTTTCATTTTGGTTTAGTAGCGAGGGTCGGAATCGAACCGACGTAATCCAGGGTTATGAGCCCGGTGGGTGACCAGCAACCTCCTCACGATGTAGTATTTTCTGTATTCCGGATAGGACTCGAACCTACACTCGACAGATTAGAAATCTGTTGCTTTATCCATTAAGCTACCAGAATATCTGTAAGTATTATAGTTATTATTATTGTAAACTATGACGTATAAGTAGCATCATTTAGACACCAACGACAACTATTAACTTCTCCCAGTTTGAGTAATTTCATATATCTTTCTTTAGATACAAGTTTTCTATTCTTATTACTCATCCATCTGGTTCCGCAATTATCTTTCTTGGAGTGTAAATCATGCACCTCATTAGTGTGAGTATTCAATAGGTAATGGTAACCCAGAAATTTCTTGATATAGTAAATTATATTCATAGTGTTAATTTTTATAATATTTACTTCTGTATGTTCTTGCACTATTCTTATTCTTTGATTTATATGTATCTAACTGAGAATCACAATTAGGGCATATACATCTAAAGTTTTCTCTGGTATTATTAGCAGCATTACCATCTATATGATCCAGTACAAATATTAGTGGTTTGTCATTCCAGTACGAATCTATTCCGCATATAGCACATTTATTACCCTGCTCTTCTAGTATGAATCTCTTTATAACAGATACATTAAAATTACCCCGCTGATTCTCTTCTGGTGATTCTATAAACTTATCATATATCATTTTGGATAAATGTTTCTTGGAACAATCAACACCACAATATACATTATTCTTTGTGTGCGATATATTATTTCCACAATATCTGCATAGTCTTGTCTTCTTTTGTCTTGATAAATCAATTCCTCTTCTTTTTGCAGCTTTTCGTATTGACGAAGCATTTACCTCAAACATAATACCAACATCTTTACATGAGTTACCCTTGGTAACTAGCAAATCATATAAAATTTCTTTTGTGTATGTATTCATATCATATTAATATGAGCCCCTAGTAGGATTCGAACCTACGTGTCTTAGTTCAGATCCAGATTACAAATCTGGTGCAATCGACCACTATGCGATAAAGGCGATTTAATCCGGCCGTAGATAGAGTGTTAAACACCGTCGATGTTTCGACGCTACGACCGAATAGTCTAAGTAGAAGGGCTCGAACCTTCGATCTCGTGGTCCCAAACCACGCGGATTACCAACTTTCCCACACCTAGATGACTCACTGCAGGCCATGCCTTTTCACGGGTGCTACGATTATCAGTCGTTGATCACCTGCAGGAAGCGGAAGATAGAGGACACGATCCCCAGGCACGAATGCCCCACTTGTTTTCAAGACAAGGACCCAGGCCGACCCCAGATATTATCTTCCAAATTGTTGTTCCATCAAGGCTCAAACTTGAAATCTTCTGGACCAAAACCAGACGTGTTATCAATTACACTACAGAACAATATACGCGTACTATTGATTAATACGCTTGTCATAAATTTATGACGTAATATTTCTACGTCCTGCTAACCAAATAGGTTCCAGGTAAGTACCTGTGCCAGGCATACCCGGCAGTTTCATTACCAAATACCCAAAATATATCTGCACTATGATCGAGTACAAATGCTATACCCTGTTGTTCTAACTGGTTAACAAAGTGCTTATCCAATGGGTAATTCTTACTATCCTCATCGATAGCCAATAGAACAACATTAATATTTTCATTCATCAAATCTTCTGGTGTTAACCTGATTGATGAGTAACCATGAATTTCCATATCTATTACTAATTAAAATCTTCTTCTCCTTCTGTGGGAGCATACACGATGTAATCTACTTCCTCATGTACTTCTTCGTCAACTAATGTAACCATGATGATCGGTTTAAAATTTGTGGAGAGAGGTGGATTCGAACCATCGACACCCAGATCTTCAATCTGGTGCTCTACCAACTGAGCTACCCCTCCGGGTGGGTGTTGTATCGGCTACGACCCGATGATCTCCTGAACCACAATCAGGTGCTTTGCCCAACTAAGCTAACAACACAGTGGAGCTGATGAGAATCGAACTCACCTCACAAACTTTGCAAAAGTTCATCGCCAGCCTTGGTACATGCGGCCCCTTATTATAATGATATTAATCCTTGTTCTAACATAGCATGATGATTTGGGCATAACCAAACTAAGTTACTAGTGTCATTTATTTCTTCTACTAATGTATCATGATCAAATTGTAGTATACTTTTAATATGATGTACTTGTAATATAGAATCATAGGTATGGTCTTTGCAGTAACTACACACTCGTTCAATACCAGAGTCAGCCATTACTTTTCTAGAGTGATATCTAATCTGCTGACACTTAGAAGATAGATATGTTTTGTCTTTGGTATAGAATCCTAAACTTTTATTTGCTGTGGATACTGAATCTCTATAACAGTCAACACATAAGTCTGAACTTCTACTTACCTTCTCACCACAGTTTATACACAAGTGTATTACCTTCGGCATTTCCCTTCTTTTATTATTAAAAGAAGCCGCACAACTCCTAGAACAAAACTTCTTACGTTTAAGTTCGTATGGTGGAATACCTTCTTTTATTGTAAGTACATTATTGCAATGTAAGCATCTCTTTTCTTCCATATTTTAACCAACTGAGCCAACGTCCTATTTAAGATAAGTATACGCAGATATCATAACATACTTCTAGAAGTGCACAATCTGTACACAAAGTAAGTACAGGTTCATTATTTATATCTTTATTCATCCAACTATGTATAATGGATAAGTATCAGTACCGGCTTTAGATCTTACCTACGCACAGTGAGGTATCCGGATTTCTTACTCGCATTGCCTAATCATTGAGCGCTTATACATTTCGGCTGCCGTGCGTGTCATTATTCAAATACTTACCCATTATATCATGTGGAGCGGGACGGATTTGAACCGCCATAGCCGAAGCGAGGGTTTTACAGACCCATGATTTCACCCACTTACCATCCTCTCCATTGGTCTAACAAGACTATTATAGGAAATTTTTCTGAGTATTACTCGTCTTTATTTAATATATTGTAGTCGTCATCAAATCTAGGTTTACCTGAAGCATCTACCCAACGTACAGGACTAGAACCTATACCGGAAGTTTCAGTAAATATAGAACCTGTACCACTTGGAAGTTCTCCAAAGTGTCTATAGCCGTACTCGTCTACATGCCAACCAAACATATTAAACCCAGCAGTTTCATTACCAGCTTCTTTAGATGGTTCGCCAAGCATGTCTTCATCTGCTAATTCACATAGACCCATGGCGATCACCAAGTCAAACTTAGTTCTATCCTCTCTCTGGTAATCTCTTAACTGCTCAAGTAGATCTATGAACAATATGTTCTGGTAATAATCCTCGATGTACTCCTTTACTTTTCCGTCCTGGTGATCTATAACTGCAGGAGTAGCTGTGGTACCTATTAGATTTGTTCTCTTAACACCAAATAAAACATCTGTACCATCTCCGGCCGAAGCTGTAGCTATCATAGGACGTTTCATTAATCTGTGATATTGCTTACAATCTCTAAAGTAACCAACTATACCAATCTTTGTGTACTCGATATTTACCTCTGCATCATAATACATAGCTAGTTTTAGAGCATTCTCATAATCCCAACGAACGTCGAGACTCCTGCCTATGTACTTGGCTACATATAAGTTAGATGTTTGTTTAAAGTATTGGCCGTCAACAATTCTCTTCTTAACCAACATAGCCAGAGAAGATCTATTCTTTGTAGAAGTTGAATCAAGTTGTCCTTGATCAATCCCATCTAGTCCTGCAACATAAAGACCCTTATAAGTCATATCACCATTTGGCCCTCTATACGGGTGTTCGATTATCTCTATATCACCCTCTGTGTTTGGAGACCACTTAACTCCTTTAATAGTTCCATTAGGAGTCTTGATCCATTCCAGATACCCGCGTTCTGGTTTCTTAATATCAGGTTCGAAATTGATTCTTCCCCACTGCTCGGCTATCTTCCTCTGGTTGAAGTTGTTAGTACCCATCTTACGAAATACCTCTTCAATAGTGTAAGGGTACTCCTGAGTTACTTTTGAATGGATTTCCATATCATCGCGAGTACGCTCGCGCTCTTCATCCAGATATGCTTTCGATGCTTCAACATTATTCACACCAGTTTCTTCCCATCCTTGACCCCCTAACAAATAATGAGCCGGTAAAAAGAAACCATGTTCTTTACCGAAGTCTGTTAACGGTAGGATGTGATACGACTTAGGTTTAGTAAACACATCCTTCGCTTGATCCGACTTAACTGATCCACCGGTACCAATCATAAACACACGACACTTCTGGATTGATCCTACGCGCCATGATCCGATAGATGCACCGATACAAGATTTTAAATCACCTACGCCGCTACTCCAGTCACCGATTTCCTCAAGCAACTGAATATCCGGACGAGATCCCCTGGTTACCCCGGGATTGTCACCATATACAATACGTTGTACACGCGAACGTGGTCCTTCTTTATATTTAACACCATCTCTAACTACCTCTTGTCCAGACTCTATCATACCTTTGGTATCCTGTAACCTAGCTAATGCTAATGTTGGATGTACCTCAGCTATGGAGTCAAGCATAAGTCTTAGTTTGTTAAAGGCCTCTTCCGCATGTGTTGCATTGGATGCCGATACAATACCGTGACTCTTAGGTTTAAGATGATAAGTCTTTGCTATTACAGATAAGATCGAGTAAGTTTTACCACTACCACGACCTGACATCCATGTGAACGCCTGGTTATTGTAATGGGCTTCTTCCATCAACTTAAATATGTAATCATGCATATAAGAGAAATAGGGGAACTGCACATCAAATTCATTGGTGATTTTACCTCTCTTGTTCTTCTTTGCTACAAGGAACGGAGTGAAGTTCAATAACCAATAATGATCGCCGGTTACCCTATACCCTTTCCATTCAAAACCGTACACTGCGCGCTTTAGTTGTTCCTCATACCACTCTATATTCTCTAACGAATCTAATGGTACTGGTGGCGGCATTCTGCCCTCGAAAAACTTCTCGGGCAGTTTACTACCGTACATATAAGCGTCAATCCCCAGCTCTGATGGCTTTAGACCACTGTAACCTGTCTTCTTACGCAACCACTCTTTCTCTTGTCTCCAAGCATCGGCCTGCGCACATAGTTCTCGGTCAGGGGTCCATATTTGTGAGATATTATCTACATTTTCTTTCATATCAACATATTGAATTACAACACTTTACTTCTTCTGAGTAGGTGTCTTTTCTAACTTATTAGACTTAACTAGGATCCCTCTCCTGCGAGTACTCCATCCATTCTTACTTTGGTCGCATGTTGGACAGTTTGGTACTTTGTTTGTTGGTGGTGTTACCGGTTTCTTTAGAATCATGTTTATTTGGTTTAGTGTTGATGTCGCCTTTGGTTAGTGGGGATAGCCCGCCGCGTAAATGTTTTGGTACAGTACCCTGGACAATCATTGATACCATAGAAGCTTTGGTCTGGATTAGTGTTACGATATCTTCTAATACATTGTTAATGATATCTATGTTAGTACTATACGATATAGTATCCGGACCGAAGTTCTTTTCGATGCGAGGAGTAGTTTCCATTAACATCTCGCGAAACTGATCCATCTTTTTATCATAAGCATAGACATCTTTATCCTCATCTTGTACAATTTCCTTGTCATAACATTTGATTGCCTCAATCGTTAGCTCATGCCATTCCTTACCTAGAGTATTATAAATGGAATAGTCCTCATCATTAAATGCAACCATGGCTGCTTCTCTTTGTTTATCTACATAAGGTACATCGCGTATAGGATTATCATAGGATATATCGCATACTAAGAATACATACAATAATATCTGATTTCCTATTTCCAGGTCCTTATTTATAATCTTGTTGAATATCTCGCTGGTTAGTGAATTCTTATCCACTATTGTTCTGGATTTATCTAACATGAATTTCATAATCCATCCTCCCTATCTGCCAATGAAGGTAATGCTATATTACCCCTACTTAACGGTGATAACGTAGTACCACCCCTAACTCGCTGTGTCATAGCTTCTCTACGCACTGCTGCTATTACATTGATCTTTGATTTCTTTACAGCGTCTAGTTTCTTCAGGCCCTTGGTTATGATTGCTGAGTTTGAAACAAAGGTTGTTACACCATTCTTAAAGTTCTCTACCGTTTCCGGTTTAGTTTCTTCAAGTACATTCCTTAACTCATCTGCTTTAATATCAAAGGCTTCCAATATTCTTTCTTCTGGTATTGTGTTGTACTTAATAAAGCAAGCAATGGCCGGCTCTAGTACTTTTAATTCTGCTTTGGTGAATACCCTGGATTTATTTCCAAAGGCATGGAACTTAGCTTCCTCTTCTTTCTTAGCCGAAGGCACATCGCGCAGTTGGTTCTCTTCTGTTAAATCACATAAGAGAAATATGAAGTAGAATAACTTATGTGCTTTTTCTTTATCTTCTGCTGTATCCCAGTTCCATAGATCACGGAAGGGTTTGAACATAAAGAATATTTCATCTGTTATTATGCGTTCCTTTCTAAACTTAAATCGTATTGCCATATTATATTGTTGGTTGTTCATATTGTTCGCCACATTTAGAGCAGGTTAACAATACATACATAGTTGCATCATCGTATACGAATCCATCCGACTCGTGTCTACATGGCTCACCAGATTTAGTTGGAGGTGGTAGAGGGGACCGGCCTAAAATTTGCAAGATCCCCTCTACTAAACTCTCTTGATTATCTTCGAAATTACTTCGACTCATAATGCACTAAGTCCTTGGTATTGAACCGTTTCTCCTGGGCCTCAAATGTAGTTGTAAACCAAATACATGTGATTCCGAATAGCACTGGTTTGCTATCTTTAAATGAACTCTTGTCGTCTCTAAACGAAGTCTTATCAATTGACTTGACCATCATAATTGGTTTGCATGGTAAATCTTGTTTAAGTGTTACCAAGTCCCCCGGTGTGAAAAATACTTTTTCTTCCATTATCTATTACATTTGCTATTTAATATACATCATATAGTTTAATTACTTAGCAGTCTTCGTTGACTTAAGAATACCACCTATTTTTAATCCTAGTATTCCACCTTCTTTATGTTTCCACTTCGCAGCATTCTGTGCAAAGATCGCGCGCTTCTTAGTTACTGGGTTCTTACTATGAGTAAGTTCCTCTGTGCTCTTACCTGTAGCCTTTTTAGTTGCTGTGAACTTTCCTTTGTTCTCTGGTTTGATATGTATTGTTGACATTATTTATTATTTAAAAGATCCACACCTTGTTTAACCCAATAAGTTCCTGGTATACCACGCTCTGCAGTTTTTGCTAATGAACCTAGTATTGGTTCTGTTTCACTCCATCCCAGTTTAGTAGCTTGACCAGCCAGTACTTTACCTAACTCTTGATCAGCTTTCTTTGTTATGTATCTCGATAAGAATCCAGAAGCTTTACCAGCATAGATGGCAGCCCCACCTAATAATACCATATCGATAGGTGAGTCAGTTATCTCTGCTCTACCTGATGCCTGGTTATACCATTCAGGAGATTTCCTCCATGCTTGAACAGTAGAGTCAAGTTGGGCCGGTGATAATTCTTTCCGGGGAATTAACTTACCACCTTCTTGATATATACTAGGTGTGAAATTAGTTGACTTGGATAGGTTTAAATGTTCCGGCCGGTTAGGTTCTGCACCAAACAATCTTTTGTAGTAATCAGGACTATACAATTCCCTAGTCTGTCTAGATGGAAAATAACTTCCATCCTTTCCCCATTCTCCGGCGTAGAATCCATCTGCACCATGGTACTTAGATTCATTACTGAATGTTGGGTGATTAGGTTTCTTCCAAGTATCTGTACCATGTCCATCTGAATCTCTCTTAGCATAATCACCTGATTTCCAGAATCCCTGCACATCATAAGCTCCCTGATCCATCATAATATCTCTACCTTGTTTAGCAGATTCTGCTTTAACCCAGGCATCAAAATTAGGTTTCTCTTCAGGCGTTAGTTCTGTATTATACTTACTCTTGAACATAAACTCTGGATCCTGTTCTGGTATGATTGGTTTCGTTCTTAGTAAACCTCCTTGTTGAAACTTCCTCTTAGCAGGCCATCTCGGGTTCTTATTTCGTGGTGAAGTATCACTCCCCGGGTTTGATGTCGGGGAGGCTACCTTATTTCGTTCAGTCATTGTATTGACTTTCTTTCCAACCTCTGCTCTCCCTCGATTAACTTTGGGAGTAGTGTTGGGTAGCATCGTGGACTTATCCGTTTCTGGAAACATCCTTACGATACCACTCCTTCTTCCAGCTAGTAACTTAGTCATTGTCAACTATTTAGCTAATTGAATATCTTTTTTTGATGCTATAGCTCTAGCAGGTATAGGTCGTAACCTAGAGAGAGGCTGATTATCAAAAGCTCTTGGAGTATTCTCTGTAACTTGCTGTGATAGTACTCTTGGATGAGATGTAGCTAACTGAATCTCTTCCCTTGGTGCTGCTAGTTTAGCAGGTATAGGTTGTATTTGGTGAAGTGCTTGAGTATCGAAATCTGTTGGATAAGATCTAACTAAACGAACATCTTCTCTTGGTGTACGTATTATACCAGACAGTGGTTGTATTCTAGAGACTGGTTGCTCAGATCTTGTACTGTTCATAGCAGTAGTATGGTTAGCAGTACCAGTATCACTTTTTGTCGAAGCAGCTGGCTGTAGCGATTTAGGTACTATAGGAGAACTAGCTTTTGCTTTTTGATCTACCTTAGGAGTAACTGGTGGATTCTGTTTAGGTGGAGTTATATCACCACTCTTGGTTCCACCTGGTGTAACTACTTTAGTATCACTGACTTTAGTGGGACCATTAGTCTTGCCTGGGTTTGCTACCCTTGTAACATACTCTGACCTCTTTGGTTTCTCTGAATGAGATCCAATAAAGTCGGCAAGCGTTCCGGCAACCCCAATCCCCGCAACTCCATAACCTATCTTCTTAGCGGTAGATCCTCTTGGAGTAATTGCTTTAACACCTGAAGATACTGCGCTCTTGGTTCCACTTGCTATTTTACTAGGGATTCCCTTGATAGCATTTTTAGCATCAATACCTGCAACGTGTACCTTAGTAGTCCATGGTATAACTGGTTCAACAGAGCCCGGTTTAAGACCGCCCATAAATGATCCAGCCTCAGCTTTACTTAGTTCAGTAAATGCATGCGCTGCACTAGGCTGTGCTGTTGCTTGAGTTGTAAATGAGAATGGTGCATGCGGTGTACCGGTTCCAGGTTTACCCGGATTCCGTACTATATTTTGTGCTTGAGATTTAATAAACTGTTGTCCCTCTTTAGCAGCAAATTGTTTACCTTCTCTAGCTGCATACTGAGTAGCATACTTACCATATTTTACTCCACCAACATATCTTCCTGGTATAGGAGCAATACCAGTGATAAGCGGTTGGTGTCTTATAGCAGAGTGCCTAGCTTCTTCTTCTGGAGTTAGTACATTGAATGGGTTATCTGCAAATTTATCAACTGCCTTAGCATATTGACCAACCCTACCAGTAATAGCACTGATGAAATCGCGAGCAGTCTTTGGTATGTAGTTATTATATAGGTATTCGGCTCCAGTATCTACAGCATCAGATGCCCTACCAGGTAAATCCCAAGATTCTCTTTTATACTTTATATCACCCAGTGGGCGTATACCTAATTGGTTGTTATCCATAATTATTAGAGTTTATATTTAAACATTATTATGTTGATTTTTAATACCCCACTATATCAGTAGGCTTCTGTTTATACTTACAATCCATTCTACTATCATAGTACATTCCATCCCAAGTTTCATACACTGCCTGCAATTCCAAGTTCTCATCCCAGAAAACTCTCATAGGATAACAAGGATGAAACTCATACCCACTCTCATTAACAACCACAAGTACCTTCTCTATTATCCTAGAAGGGTCCCCTGTAAGTGTCTGGTATATAGCTAACTGTATTGAATAATGCATCCAATTACAATCCTGCAAATACCTGAATGGTCCGGACATATTTTTATATCTACGACTTATCGGATTATAGTAACTTTTTTTCTTAAGAGGATCCTTTAGGAACTTAAAATCGTATATCATATAATCATACTCATCAGTACCCGGTCTCTTCCTCTTCAATATTATATCACTCTGACCAGCTAATCTAAGTTCTTCTGAATACACAAGTAACTCAGTCCTAGCTAATTCGTATCCTTTGTTCTTAATTTCTTGAATCAATGTAGGAACCCACTTAGCCTTAGGACTATTAGGTATATCCTTCTCATCAACGGTCTCACCATTAAGTAACTTCTCTCCATATTCATGAAGTCTAGTACCCATCCTACTGGCCTCAACCCATTCCTCCATTACTTCTTTATAATCACGTCCGTAGTACTGTGACTTCTTATCTTTAGTAACTCTCCTAGCAACATCCTCCTGTATAAATTCCTCATACTCGAACTCCTTTATTAAAGTAGTCACACTATTGAACTCAAAATTCTCATCATCCAACATAATATAGGTATGGGTATCTTCGATAAACCCTACCTTCTTATCCATAGAAATGTTATCCAGTAATCTTCCGTTTACTTCTAGCTTTTCTCTCATACTTCTTATTATACTTATTAACGATAGAACTACTTATACCAGAAACCATTGCTATCTGTTCATCAGTAGGAATCGTAATTCCCATCTTAAACAAAACTCCAATAGCCTCTCTAACTGTCTTAGCATGAGTACTTCTACTATTCTTACTCCTTCCATGTACTCCAGCTTCTCCACCCTTAGTAGAATTAGTAAGCATATGTACTTGCCCATATTTATCGATAAAGGCCTCCTCCGCCGCAAGTGCTGCATCCATACTAGCATAAACTCCTAGTGTAATCACACCCACATGCTTCCCAGCATTAACCAATCCATATAACCACTTCTCTTTAGCAGTCTTACTCCTAGCACAATCAGATATATGCTGACCAAACCTAATGATAGGAGTCTTAGCAGTATACCCTATGTACTTGATATTATCCTTAGTCTCTTCGAACAGAGCATACACATAGTATTTACCCCTCATTCACAGATATATTTAGTTTCTTTATATAGGTCCTATCAATTATCTTACTAGCCGTGGGTATAGAAATTCCAGCAACTTCTGCTATCGCAGCCTGGGTAATAACAACACCTTCCTGTACCAACAATTCTATAGCCTCTAATATTGAATGCACCGTTCTTAACTTCTTAGTCAACCCGGTATCCTCCCAGTAACTCTTAACAGCATATATAGACTCTTCAGTAAACTCAGCTACTTCCTTAGTCTTATACTTAGTATCGATAGTCATGAATGATCTCATCTCATCCAGGTATCTACCTCTAATGATTCTACCGGCTTTTCTTCTAACATCATTAGTACAATCCTTACTAATCCACACATCTCTATAAGCAAATATCTTATCACTTAATGTAGGTAGTATTGAAGTGATATCTTCTAACGCATAGGCATCTTCCACCGCCTTATGTAGAATATCATCACTAACATTATATGCATATGAATTTCTAAACCTAAACTTTATCAATATAGCAATTACATCTACCTGTTTAGCATTCAAACACCTTAAGGCTAGTGCATTCTGGAATATTAATTGATACTCTCCTAATAAAGGAAGCATGAATGGTAACATATTAAATGTTATTCTCATATGGTATTCATCAGTAATAACCCAACCCTCTTCATTCCAATCATACCCATTAGGGCAGTCATTGGCATTAGACCATTTAATAGATCCAAGCATATCCAGTACACTAACTGGGTCAACAATCTGTGGTACTATCTTAGTCTTCTTCTCTCTAACAACTATCTCAATCATGCGTCTTTACTATAAACTTTAAAAAATGGTCGAACTCGCTTAACATATAACATGTGTAATCGACCAAAAGTTTCAGTTCCCTTACTACTCCTACGTTCTAGAAGTTTTGTATATTCTTATTATAGTTAAAATACTCGTGGTATGCATGTTGTAGTATCTGTAAATATAGGTACCTCATATAAACTACCCCCGGTCTATTTGTAGTTGGGTATGGATATTCATTCTACTATCCGGGTACACCTAGCTTAGTATGGTACTATTGTATTCTATATAAAATTACTTTGTGTACATGATAGTGTATAGGTCATATACTTTGAGCCCCGTCAGGTTTCCCAGGGGAAATGAAATTCTAGTTTGGTCACCGGGGTACCCCATCAAACAAAAGCGATATTTCCACTACACCAGCATTAACTTACCTGACGAGGAATAAACTTCGTAGGTTTAATTTTACATACTATGAAAAGATTTAATGCAGATCAAGGCAGAGACCTACTGATCATCGTTGTGAGTTTATTATTTATAGCACTCTTCATGTGTATAAGGAAATATGCTATCAGTGTCAACCCTAAGGACATTGAATTCCTAGGCACCTTAAGCCTTGGTATCTTTATCTTCTATGTAGCGGCTATTGTGTTTATTATCAAAGTTGTTAGATCAATCAAATATCCTAATAACTAGCCATGAAGAAGATAAACGACGCACAATACATACTGATTATTAACTATTTTGTTGATATGATGTTTAGCAATGATATCAGAGTTGAATATGCAGCACAGATGAGTCACATTGAATTCGTTCTTAATTATTAATCTTAACAACCTCGCGATGTATAGGTCAATCGTATACTCAAATGACATATTACACAATTATAAAGTTACCCAGCTCTCCAGTAGAAGGTCGGTTTGATGCTGATGAGGCATATAATTTTCTAGTAAATATTATTAAGACAGAGGATGTTGCTGATGTTTTACCATTCAATAATAAAGGCAGGAATATCCTTCGATTAAAACATAATAACGGTAGTAAACAGTATATTGAAATTATTAAACACTCTAACAAATTAGAATCATGAAACAATACCAAATTAACATGACGTACATGAACAACCCAGTGATGAGGATAGTGAATGAGGTATTCAATGCGCCTCATCATGGTATGTTGTGGACTATTACCATTGTGTTTGTTAACGATGATGGTGTGTGTTACAAAGAAGAAGCCACTGTATGTACAATAACAGGCCCAAAGACAATAAGTAAGAAACGCTTTGTTACCGGCGCTTACTTCGTATCTAAATGGTGGAACCACCGCATGCCTTCCTAATCTCTCGTGAAGTAATCCTCTAGTAATAGGGGATTATTTTTTAACGAATACGACATCTAACTAGACACCAGCCCAACCATTAGCGAGCGATCGGCAGTGCGCGACTGTACGTGGTTTTCGCTTCTTTTTCCAATCTTTAAAACTCATACTATGAGCACAAAAGATTCAGTTATCAACTTGCTTAAAGCAGTGGTAACAGTCGATTTCCTTTCCTCAATCGAGGCTTCAGAGTTATTCTGCAACGCATTAGTAGGCAAGTCCTTCGAACTCGTTGATGTTCCAGTACTCAAATCTAAAGTAGATCCTGCAAAGGAAATACCACAGGTTAAGTATCAGGGCAAGCATAGAAGCAACACTTGGTTTTTGGGCTCATTCCTCAAGAATGCAACTGTTGTTAGTGCTGAGAATGGCGTTGATTGTCCGTTGAATGTGTCGTTGATTGAACTTCGTCGTAAGGGCAAGTTTGCAACACGCTTCACAGTTGAGGGATTTGAACCATCAGTCGACCAACTTGGTAATGCATTCTATTCGAAGCAGGTCACTTCCGAACTTAAGGTGCGTAAGCTCTTAAGAGGTGAGATGATGGAAGCTTGGCTCTCTCGGGAGTACAGCGACCTGAAGATTGAAGCGACGAATTTAGTACGAGCTAACTACTCTACTTTATTCCGCGATGATCTATGCACCGATGGAAAGCTTAACAAGCAAGCAGAGGATATTTACCGTCTCGGTACTATCAAACTGCGCGTCGCTGAGGTTGTAGAACTCGACTAGTGATTTAATGATCTAATGAACAGTGAGGGCCAGGATAAGTGCACCTGGTTAAGTATGGCATTCCAAAGCTATCGCCCGATCTGTTTATATAGTTCTTAAATCACTTGGGAAAAGTTAAAATCTTTTCTTAGTTATTAGTTATTAATCAAGTAAATTAAACACAATGAAAATTATCACAGTACAATCAAGAACAGCTGACGGAGCTGCACAGGTAATCGTAATGATCATGATTTCCTTAGGATTTGTTATTGGAAAGCGTGGCCTCTTAATCACGTATGATGTGCTAGCTAGAACAGCAACTCTCGAATCAGATGATACAGAAACTATTCAGTGGTTCAGGGTATACGGAACGGCTTTATTAAGTACGAAGATGAAGAGGTATTACTGGGAGAAGTCGGCGGAAGGTCATGTAATACATAATCTAGCTGTGGATACTAGCAAACCATTCACTAGACTCCATCACACTGATTATCTTAAACAACTAAACCAATAGGATTAAATAATATAAGGATGGCTCTCTTAGGAGGGCTATTCTTTTTTAACCCCACGACATCCAATAACGACATCCATAAACACGACATCTATCCAGACTCCTGCTTCTTCTTACCCAGTCTCCAACGTATGGGTTTTGCTAGTAACCGCTAGTATGTAAAACTTATGGTGCACGTCGCGTTCTAATTATTAACACTTAAATAAATTCGTCATGAGTTTGAACAAAGAACAAAAAGCTATATTGCTAGTAGCTTTAAAAGAATCATTAGCAAAATCATCTGCTGGAATGCAGGCATTGGGTAGTGTAGAAATTGGTGATGAGATCAGCATTGTTGATTTCAAAACTGAGTCATCAAACCCACGGGCAAATGTTAGCCCAGAGAATCCATCGTATCAATTCGAAGGAGCGTCTCGTCGTAAATTCCAGGTATCTGGGCAGGGTATTCCAACCATGCGCGTATTATCAGAAGGTAAAGATGCTTCAGTACTTGGTGCTGAAATGACCCTTGCTGCAGCTCGTACAAACCCAGATTTGATGTTCTTCAAACAGGCCCTTGAAGGTCTTGATGAAGGCAAAGAGTTGGACATCACCGCTGTGAAATTCAAATGTGTTGCCAAATTAGCTCAATCAGATGCCAACGACCAAGCCAGACCAGCTCTTCTTCCTTCTTGCTACAAGAAGTTTGATGACTATCTTGCTGAAACTCGCGAGAGTAACGTGGATTGGAATGCAGCTCGTACTAGGTTACATGCTTCTGGTGTGAAACCTGACTTCGCTACCAAATCATGGGCAGTTGAAGCTGATCGTAAGTATTTCAGCAGCACTCCGGTGTTCGCCATTGCTTGGAATCAATAAGATCCGGGCACAAAGACTTTGATAGGGGATTGCATTCGTGTAGTCCCCTTTCTTGAGTTCTAATTTTATTAATTACTAATCATTGTAATGAGGCTATTGCTATCATATAAAGATTACTGAACAACGGGTATCCTAACTAGATGACCCAGTTCAAGCATTCTCGGATACACAAATAAAACGTCGGGATAAATTTGCTACCGTTGATAATCAATAATGGTAGGACGGAGGTGGCGGAACCTCAACTTTACGGATCATAAACCGTGACAAACCTGTGGGGCTACTGTGTTCTTATGATAGTTAGTAAATGCGATCAATACTATCATTATGGAATCCTAATCGCTTGGATAAGAACAAGTTAGTGCAGACTATAAAATCAGGTAAACGTGTGGTAGTATGGTAGACTACGACATGCCATAACCAACAACGAGTCCTAATAAGACATTCCAACGTTGTAACATATGCTTAATGGGCAGGAATACCATTGACATGACCGAAATACAAGCACACGACATATCTCCTTCTCTATTAATAGAGTTAGTGGGATTAGATCGGTAGCGTATACCACGGCGTATTATTCTTTGAATACTCTTGAGCAGGAGTAATGGTGTGTGACGACATCATTGGTAAGGATAATATAAAACTAACCATGACACGGACAACCGGTCCGGAGTGAATCAAACGGTACAGCTTTGTCAAGAGTTGGAGTCTTCATAGTGTGATTTTTGGTTAATTGATTAATTGTTTTTGAGCCAGCTACCCTCGCGCAATTGGGTGGTTGGCTTTTTTATTTGGGCTCATACTTTTAAATGTTATAGTATTAATGCATCCGATGCGATGTGTTAGTAGTTGATCCACACGGTGTTAGAGGAGTGATTCTCTGATGCTGTTGGGTCGACGTACTAGTGAGTGCCAATGACTACACACATTATTCTCTCGCTACGAGAGTCTACGATATTTGATTGCTGTCTGTATGGGGAGTCGTCTCCTAGTACCAGCACAGATCACCTGAACTCATGTAAATGATTGTTACAAATCGGGCCTTAGGGTTAAAGAACCGGGAGTAATACCATAATTAATCATACCATTGTGAGTATGGATCACTTAGTTTAGAGTCCTTAGGGATGCTCAGAGCACTAAGTATGGTTATGGGTGAGGGTGTAAAACATTTACTTGCTGTCTGTATCAATCACCTTAAGGTTAGTATTGGTATGATGAGTGAGTTGCGTTGGTTAGTTGGTCCTTTTGGGATTTGCTTTTTTCGTGTCGACCTAATAGTTACTTGTTGAAGTGCGCCTATGATATGCTTACGTAGCAATATATCCATGGTAAGTCATAGACACAAGAGAATAACTATTAGGGTATGTAATTTATTTAAACCATATTATATGACTACAAGAATAATTGATTTCAATGAACCTATACCATACAGACTGTATAATCACCCAGTAATGGTAGGTATGCACCCTAAATGTTTACCTAGAGTGAGTACTAAGGTGCAGAGGAATACTCCATGTCCTTGTGGATGTGGTAAGAAAACAAAGAACTGTATTAACAATCTAACACGTTAAGAATGAAACAATATTTAATACTAATTTCTGGTATAGGTGAGGTAAGAACCCATAAAGAAATTATCGAGTCTACTATTAAGATGGTAGGCTTGGACCCAAACGATTTTGTAATGGTGGGCTTGGGTACTTCAACATCACTTTGTATTGATACAGTGATTCATTCCAAGGAAGAAAACAAGCTTGCCATTGCTATGATTAAGTCTCATCTTACAGTAATGAAAGCAGACAGTATCAAATGAAGAAAAGATGTATTACTTGTGGTACTATCTATGAGGGCATTAGATGTCCTAATTGTGGATCTGTTGTGATAAGTGAACCTGAATCTTTAAAATAAATAAACTATGGGAATATGGTCTAGAAAGAAACCGGTGATATTCACTAAGGGTGCTGATCTCGATGTGGATGTAGCTATAGATGTGATGGAATTACCCGAGAAAGAGTCTATACCCACAGTGGCTGAGATTCATGAGACTTTCTTTTCTGAGGTTGATAGGTTACTAGAAAACGCACGCATATTCAGAGAAGTAGAAATTAAAAACCCTACTACCTATGAGAAAGGTAAAAGACTAGAAGCGCTAGGGTTTACTAATGCTAAAACAGTAGCTGATTCAAATAAGGAACAGAAGAGACTTGATGGTTTGGAAGCCGAGAATAAAGCTAAACAACTACTAGTTGATGCTATTGAATACTTTACTAATAAGTATCCATTGTATCGATTCATTACTATGGATTCTATTAATAGAATCTGTGATAAGTATGGGTTGAAGCATGGTGAGATTTACCTATATGAAGGTGAAGTACCGGATAAGAATCTAGCTGAGATTGAGAATGCTAAGATTGATGAAAACGATAGAGTATACTCAGCCCGTAGCGAGTTTTCTAGTGCTAAAGTTTTTATGAGTAAAAAAGAGAGTGGTGATTACAGAGACTCTGATAATAGATTTTTATCGTACTATGGTTGGGGTACTCTGGGATTTATCATTGCTGCTCCAAGAAAAGACTTTAGAGCTAGTGCACAGGTAGAAGGTAATGAGATTACTGAGAGACCAGCTCCGCTTGATCCAATTGTAATGATGCCTGTAATATTTCAACGTAAAGTATTCTATTTAATCATATCAGCATGGGGTGATGAAGCATCTGATCCTGAAGTAGTTAACATGATTAATAACTAAAGTATGAAAGTAACGAAGAAGACATTAAAAGCCGTTGATGACTTAATAGAGAAGTATTCTGATACATCCGATAAGATAATAGAAGATTTTGGTATATTTGCATGCCCTCTTTGTATAGCTAGTGGTAATACAAATAGCAATTCTGTGTGGTGTAAAGAATGTCCTAATTTGTATTTTGAAGGAGAATTACTTGGTTGTGTAAATAGAGGGAGTAAATATCCTAAACTGAATTACCAACATAAAAATAATTATCCAGCGTTAAAACAATTTTGGACTAAGTTCAAAGAAGCCGCTGAGAGTGGTAAAACATCTGGTGATTCAATCGAGTTTGCTTTAGAGCATTATAAAGATGAAGTGATATAAATGAATAAGATTGAACAAGCTGCTTACGAGCATGCCGGACTTAAGGGTCCGCGAAATGACTATGATACAACGTATTACCAATCACAGGAGTGTAAGGTATATGATGCATTCGTAGCAGGTGCAATGGCTCCAGAGACTGAAGAGTTTTATCGTAGGAAGTATTCTGCTATTTGTGGAGAACATGATATTACTCCACTACCGACGCCGGGTGATGATGAGAAACTCAAAGAGATGATAATTATCATGCTTGGAGAGGGACATAAGCTTAGGGCTGTAAAGACTTGGACTGAATATCATCCTGGATTAGGATTGAAAGCTAGTTTAGCTAAGATACGAGAAATTGAAGCTGAACTGAAAAATACTACTTAAGCTAGTTTATGAACAGCTCCACATCCGGGGCCTAGGTCAGAAGACGATGTGATCACTACCGATAAGGCAGTGTTAAAGGGTGAGAGACCCTACTAGAATCTCGTTTATCGAGTAAAGCGGTTAAGGGTAGACCCGGGCGGTAAATAGTCGCGCAAGCAATTGCGGACCCGGGTGCCTATGCCGTGAGTACATTTTATTATTAACTATTAAACATTACTTATGACTACATTACATAAAGATTATTTCTTAAGTAAAATGGAGGATAGGTTTATAATAGCTAAGAATCCTAACCGACCGTTGGAATCCTACGAGGATCTTATAGATACTTCTAAAAGGTATTTATACGAAGAAGGGCAGAAGATTGTTACTCCATTTGGTATACAAACCATTAAAGAGATTATTAAAGATTATAGCACAAGTCGTGGTTACGAATGGTTAATAATGGTGGAAGAAAATGGTAATCAATATAAACCATGCGAGCTTATTGGTATATATGTGAATACTATTCCAGTATGTATTATTGAATAAAACAATGCCGAGATGCTACGTAATAGGAATGATGTAGTGAGAAATGCCCATCAAGAGTACATGAGGACTTGTGCATATGTCCGATGACCCACCGCGAAGGTGTGAATCCTTCTCTCGGCTCTATTAAAACATAACATACTAATAGTACAGTCAAGTGATCCTTGATAAGCCTGAGTATCGACCAGGGCGTAGCTAGTATATAGATCTGTATGTTAATTGGTCAGTACATGAAGAATAGCTCTTATAGACTTGGTATCTATGATAGCGACACGTAGGCCAGCTACGAAGAATAAGTGTATATGACAACGGCTAGAAGTGAACCGGTATATGTGAGGCAGCCAGGAGGCTGACGGCGCGGACTACGAAGATCATAGGCCTAACAAGGTACGTAACTTAAAATGCAGATGGATAGTGTGGAATCTTACACTCTGCAATCCCACACAGTTACTAGGTAACCCTATGCGTGTTGTTCCCTTGAGAAAGGATGGTATGTGTGCGGTTCCTTAGGTTCTAAAACACACAACACGAAAAGTTCTCAGCAATGGTTAAATAGCAGACAGTCTCGCCCATACTGTCAACCAGTGACCCTACTCTATACAATGATCGCGATATTCGTGTCGCCTACCATTTAACTAGACAAGAGGGTGCTAAAAATAATTTAAAACTAACACATTATGAAAAAAGGAAACCCAATCGCAGAAAAGATCCACCCAACATTAGTGGATATAAGTAATCTTAGTAAATCTGCTTGTCAAGCTATTCTCGATGTTGCTAATCCTAAATTTATTTGGATGAAATGTACATCAAGAACTGCTTTTAACAGAGAACCCAGCTCATTTGCGCTAAGGATTATTAATTCGGAATATGAACGACTAGCAAATGCTGGTTTAATACCTGATTACTTAGGATTATGAAAATAACTATCAAAGAATTCCTTGAGAAATTGGAGAGTTCACATAATCTAGTAACCAAAGATATTAACGATTTTGAGAGATTCTTACAAAAGAATAGACTTAAGACTCGTTATATCAATGCAGTGAATAAGAGTTATAACAGTTTGGATAGTTCGGAAGAGATGTTTAACTATGAGATTACACTAGTAGGACGTAATTGTCTGTGTAGTTGTATGGTAGATTGGACTCTTAATCCTGATGATAATTGGGAATACATCAATTCTCAATGGCTTGAATTTGAGTAGTAACTAACACGTAAATTAAATGACACAGTTTATACAAATTGATGTTGATATTGATTACCCTGTAGGTGAACATATAGTAAAAAACGTAATCGAGATAGATAAGATGGCTAAAGCTTTGGTAGAATGCTACCCAGCTAGAGATATGACATTCTGGGTTACTGGTTCTTCTGGATCTATAATAGCAGCAATTATTTGCTCTAAATTACGGTGCAATACCAAGATAATCTATGTTAAGAAACCTAAGGAAGATAATCATCACATTGATGAACATCCACAACCAATTAAAGACAGTCTTAATATTATTGTTGACGATTTTACTAGATCATTCAGTACCATACAAAGAGTGCTAAAGGCTGTACAAGCTGACGGATTCAAACCTGATTGTTTATGTCTTGGCGGCTCTTTATGGGGTCATAAAATGGAACTTGACGTTAACACATTTCCTGTAATAATAGCATCTCGAATTTATATTCCTGGTTATACTATTGAGGAAAGTGGTATGGTAAGTATCGAAAAGTCTGTTGAGGAGTATATTATCGATAAGCTTAAAGATTCTATTTAACTAATTTAAACCCTACGAGTATGGGAGTTATTATTGTTTTATTAGGATTTATATCCTTTTGTTTATTTTATGACCTATTCGAGGGTATTCGCTATAGAACTATTGGTTATCTATGTGATGTGTCAATCAGTGCATTCTTTTTATTTATGGGATTTCTATGGATATCATACAAAGAGATTTCTAACGGTATGTCAGATACTACATTTAGTTTATACCTAGTAATCATAGTAGTTCTTATCCTTTTATATGAGAATTTCAAACACAAACTCCATGTCTGATACAACTTTTAAGAAGATGATACAGAAGGAGCGTGAAGATGAAAGATTTGAAAAAGCTCTTAAAGACTTTCGAGGTGATGAAGATGATCTTGATTGGTTGACAGATGATGATCTTAAAATTGGTCTTAATGTTGATCTTAACGAACTATTCAGTGAATAGCAACTGGTAACTTAAAAGTAACTTAAATGGTGTGATAGTTGTGATAACTGATTGTATGAGGGTAAGCTAGTTAAATAGTGTATCCCTCTTTTTTATAATATTAAGGGTGTGTACAGCAATCTCCAAAAAAAGAAAGCTTCATTTTCCAAAACCAGCACCCTGTAATTATTGGGTTGGGTTAAATCCATACAGGATGGCGCCCTTCCCTTTAACATATCGCAAATGAGTAAATTAACTAAGTATCTTGAGTCTAAGACCAGAGATGTAAAATACAATCCAAGTGGGTCATCTTACTTTGGGTTTGGTCATAGGCTTATTAGAGTTAGTGATCATTTACCTCCCATACAAAGACCTGAGGATTTGTATATCCTTGTTAGTGGTAATTCAAGTGTTATTTACACTGTAGCTGTATTCGGCAAGATATTTACATTCGTTAAACTAGGTGAGTTGAAGAAATTCATTGACCATTGGCTTATCATTGTTTCCCAGAAATTTAGGGTTGAAGATAAAGCCGAAGATAGACGAATATCTGATCTTAGAAAGGCTAATGATTCTTTGAATAGAGCATTAATTAAAGCTAAAGGTGCTAAACCAATAGTTCTTAGTGGTATATCCGATAAGCTAGGAATAATTCCGGTTGAAGAGTTTACTGTTCCACAGCAAAAAGTAATAAAGAGTTTCATCAAACAAATAAAATAATAATGGCTAAAGCTGCAGAAGTTAAATTGATTGAGGAGAAGGTTTACTCTACTGTTCATGACGCGGATATCGCGAAACACCTGAACGAATCATTGATCTGGGGTATCTGTTTTAAACAGGAAGATTTAACCAAAGAAATATTGGATAATAATCCAGGTATGTATGAATATACCATAAAGTTCGACGGTCTTAAGCCTGCACAGGTAACTAAGATCCGTCCATGCAACAAATAATAGTTGTAGGGGCTTGTAGCTCAGCGGTAGAGCGCCACTCTGTTAAAGTGGATGTCGCTGGTTCAAATCCAGCCGGGCCCTCTAATGGAGATGTGGGTGAGTGGCTTAAACCACCGGTATGCTAAACCGGAGGCCCGTAACAGGGTCCGGGAGTTCGAATCTCTCCGTCTCCGCACGTAAATATTAATACTAACATATATGAACACACTTTTAGCTAGTGTATGTGCAGCAGTAATGTGCTGCTTTATTGGTTGGTTATTATTCAAAGCAGTAAAATGCTTTATTGACAATATCTAAGGGGCTCAACAGCAACGTGCTTAAAACCATCTGCTTCATCCGCTGATTAAACAAAGGATGGGCCCCTGTTTTTACCAATACAATGAAATTATAAGACCTTCCTACATCAGTAAACGATACTGGTGAATAAAAATGGAGCCTTCGTCTAGGGGTCAGGACACTGGGTTTTCAGTCCGGTAACACGAGTTCGAATCTCGTAGGCTCTACAAATTGTGATTGAGTTCACTAGTTTTAACCGTAAATTAAAAACAATGACTTTAAAAGTTATTAAAGAATCTAATTTGGGCTGGTCCTCAAGGATAATCACAAAGATTAATAAGTTTGCTCCTAATGGTAAACCCATATCAGAGAAACAAATCCTTGCTGCTAAAAACCTTGGTCTGCGTGTAGACGGCATTACCGAAACAGAGAGTTTGGTATGTGCTATCGATGTTGGTAGTGGTTATGCATTAAAGAATCTATCGATAGATGGTGTTAAATGCATCAAAACTATTATCGAGAAATTCTACAATGGTATAACTATTACTGAAGATGATATCACTGATCTTCATGAACAAATTCGTGTTACCAAATCAGTGACATGCAAACCTTTTAAGATTACTCTTGAAGGCGGTGAAGTAATCAATTTAGACAAAAATGAGGCTTACTACTTTGCTGATAAACTTCCAAGTAAGTATAAAAGCGTGGTTATTAACCTAAATAGTATCTGTGGTTACAGCTTGCAAACGTATGGTTCTGACATCAAAGTTGGTTGTCATTACCACAACTACAATAGAATGATGGCCCATTTCAACGAAGTAATTTCATTCATGGAGGAACCTGTAGGTGCACAAACAAGTATCTAGTGATAAATTTGGCTGTCGAGTTAATATTAGCTATGACAGAAAAGCATTCAATGGGGATAAAGAAATCTCCTATATGTCTGCTAAAGAAGCCGAATCGTTCGGATTCCCCATTGACCATATCACTATCGTTAAGTATGTGAAATGTGTTATCCGGTTTTCTGGTGTAGGTGATATGAAGATCAATTCTCTTGAAGAATTAGAAGCCTTCTTAACCTGTATTAAAGCATTAGCTACATCTTCTGTTGTTAGTGATGAAGTGGTTGAAGCATTATCTGCTCATCCTCATATGAAGTTTACTACTGCTATTAGTGTTATAAAAGACATTGAAGTGGTAACTGCTGATGGAGAACAATTCGTAATACCTGCTGCTGTAGCCGCTAAAGAGTTATATTCGGTTATCCCTGAGAGTTTAAAGATTACAGGTAATCGTTTGACACACTTGATGACAAGAGCTGTATCTATGCAACCCAATGGCGAATTGAGATTGAATACCTGTAATGGTGAACCTTCAAATTATATTGGTTTCCTGGAAAGAACTATTGAAGCATATAAAGAGGCTACTGCCTCTTTAGAAACTGATGGTACAACTGATTAAATAATATGCCCTCATGGCGGAATTGGTAGACGCGCTAGACTTAGGATCTGGTGCCGTAATGGTGTGTCGGTTCGAGTCCGACTGAGGGTACCCATATTATGAAGAAGTATACATTCACAAAGGATACTGATGGACGTTGGTACATCGTGTTACCCGAATGGCCCGAAAGCAGAGCAGACCTTGAAATGGTTTGTGGAGCCGATGACCTACTCAATATTTTTGATGAAGGTTATGGAATTGTTAACTTAGTGTTAAGCACTGAGGAATTTGAAGGTAGTATGAAGTTAACGTTAACAAACACCGATGGTGAGAGTGGAACCTATAGTTTCAATGAACTAAACATAGATATGGATATTTGGCTTTGTCCGGTAACTAAATTTGTGTTTGATTACATACCTGAAATCATTTATTTTAAAAACTATTAATATGAGCAACAATAAACGTTACTTCAAATTTATAATTGAGGAAGAAGACGGAGGTTCGGGAGTCGTAGTCAGTGCTAATGCTGATCGTAACTATATTCTTCGGAATATAATAGATACGATGCTGAGTCATGAACTACTGTATGAACTGCTTACTACTGCTGCGGGAGCTGCTTTGTTTGTAAAAGAGAAAGCTGCTGAGTTGGGTATTACAGATAAAGAGCTGATAGAAAGAGTTAAAGTTATTCCTGGTTATTCTGATGCTGATAGTTTTGATAGCGAAAAACTCACGCAGCAACCAGTTTCTGAAAAGGAACTTATCGAGCCTAAAGATCAGGCTCTTATTGACGAAATGAAAAACATCTTAAATGGAGGAAAATAATATGTCGGAAAAGAACGGTAAAATGAAGTTTAAAATTGGAGCTAAGATTATTGATAAAGAATCAGGTAAATGCTCTACAACGCTTAGTATGGATTGCTCGCCAATATTCGTTATTGCAACTATTGCAAACTTATTAGTCAGCGAAGAAGGAAAAACCATTGCGCCTCTTATTACTGAGGCAGTTAAATTAGCTGAGGTAGCTAAACATTCATCAGACCCATCTGCTACTATAAGTAAACTGATTGGTATCAAATCCAATTTGTTAGCTGGTATAGATGGTGATGAAAAGGCTGGTATGAAAGGCCTTATGGATATGATGTCCTTAGTCGACGAAATTAAGGAGTAATTCCTGGGACCTGTAGCCAAGCTGGTAAAGGCACCGGGCTCATAACTCGGAGATGCGTGAGTTCGAGACTCACTGGGTCCACTTACTGGTATAGTCTAAGCTTAAGGACGCCTCTTATTTCTAGGGGGTAATAGTGGTATTAAATCCACTTGCCAGTTATTAACATTTTAATTCTATTAACATGATTTTTTGGATATTAATATTTGTTGTCTTAATTGCTATGGGCATCAATCATACGATCGATGTAGCTATGGCTAGAAAAAGATCCTATTACCCTGGATTTGTATTATATTTCTGGTTAAGAACACTGCTATTATTATTACTAATAGTAGGGTTTTTTAGCCATCATATATTACGTATTCTATGAGCGATAAGTTCAAGCGAGGGGATAAAGTACATTATGTACCCTACGATGGATGTACCAATGAAGAATGTCGTAATGGTGTGGTAAAGAGTGCCTTTAATGGGTATGATGATCATACTAATGTGTCATTTGGATGTGAAAATGAACCTGATAACTTTATGAAGTATAAGGGCGAATTGGTGCCGGATAATATGCTCGAACTCGACTGGGTTGAACAACATTTTCCGGAACCAGAAGAGAGTGAAGAAGATGAATTGTAATACTTAAATTAAACAGAATGAAACACATTGCTATTGTTTTCTTATTGGCATTATTAACTGGCTGTTCGTCATTGGAGTATTTACCATACGATGTTGATGATATCCCTAAAACAATGAAGGCCCATAAAATTATTGTACAACAAGTATTGGACAATTACTATTTGATGGGTATGATTGACTACAGAAATTCTGTGTTAGGGGAACCTTTGATTATTATTAATGGTGTTGACTTGTATTACCTTCATAACCTTAATAAGGTTAACCCAGGGTTATATAAACAAGCTAAAGACTTAATTGGTAAATAGTATGGGTAGATTTTTTACGGTATTAGGTATCGTTGCAACTATGGTTGCTGTATTTCTATTGTATATCACTACAGAACAAGCAGTTACCGATGCAAAAGCAAAAGAAGTTGAAACTACTAAAAAGACACAACAGTTAATCAATGATGCTTATATCATGGGTGCTAGTGTTTATCGATCCCAGGCATTGATGCTTGTAGCTGATTCAACCATTACTCGTATGGATACATTATTCATCTGGGAAACAAAAGATATCAACGATTCATTAGCTATAGAAGCAGCACAAAACTTTGATTTATGAGTTTGCCTAGAAATATCCTTGTGGAAATTGTAAAGGAGCGAATAGATTCTGATGAGTGTAGTCGAGCTAAATCACTTGGATGTGATGGTTGTATTAATAAAATTTAGTAATGGATAAAGATATTGCGGTAAAAGCTCGTGCTAACTGTATTAAATGCAAACATAGACGATCTATTCCGGGTGATTGTCATATTAGTTGTGTAAAACCGGATTTGAATATGATTGGTAATTCACATGGTATATCTCATGGATGGTTCTTTTATCCATTCAATTTTGATCCTATATGGATGGCCAAGGAATGTTCTACTTTCGAAGAAAAAGAGTCTTAACATTAAAATTTCATAAACATGAAAATCGGTACTAAACTAAACGTACTGTTAGCCCTAACAGATGCATTAAGGGCAAAATTCAAACATATGGTCACTGACCATACAGTGTTTTACAACAAATCACAAGGTGCATTCCTTGGTGAAAAGAATACCTATACTGCAAAGGAAGGTACTGCTGATGAGCCAAGCAAACGTAGTTTTGTGAAAGTAATTACTACTGTTGATGAGAAGGTCGACTACTTCATTAAAGAGTCGGGACAGTTTATTGAGGCATTGTTCTCACAAGAAAAGACTAACGCAATGGGTTTAGCGAAAGCTGAATTGGTTGTCGGTGGCGATTCTTGGGGCGAATTCACTTCATTGGAATTGTTACGGTTGAAATCATTATTGGAATCCAAAGATATGGGTGATATGGAAGCAATGCTTTCTGTAATCCCAGTTCGTTCTGATTCTGAAGTATGGGCTGAAACTGCCTTTGATGAGTACGCCGATCGAAAGGTATGGGAAACTCCAATGGTTGCAGGTATATCACGCACAACTGATAAGAATGAATATATCCTAGAAGATCCTAACTTAGTTGGGAAAACTTTACCCGCCGGATATCAACCAAAAACAGCTTTCAAAACTGTTGTTCGCGAAATTGGTGATTATACTATTCAGAAGTTTTCTGGTCAATGGTCTCACCGCCAGCGTGCAGCTGCAATGAAACGCCGTTCGGATTTGATCATTGCTGTAACTCAAGCCTTGAAAGAGTGCAACGAGTGTGAAGTGGTTAAATCAACGTTAACTGCAGATAAAATCTTTGGGTTCATCCTAAAAGGTTAAACGATATTATTGGTTCGAGCTTTAGTCTTAACCTTAGCCTTAATTGACGCTCCACAGCAGCAAATTAGACTTAGTGTTGATCCAAAAGACTTAGCTTGACCTTTATCGGTAATAAAGCGTCAGGTGTCTAACTACAAAAATATACATAAGTATGTTTTTAAGTAGTCGGTCGCGGGTTTGAGTCCCGTCACGGCCTCTAAATATAATACACAAATGGCCGTGTAGCTCAGTGATAGAGCAACTACCTAAGAAATGATAGCCTTAAGATAAATACATCTGAATACGCAATTACACAAGAGACCCCACCCTTAGAAGGATACTGACTCGGTGGGGTACATGAGCAGGTGGTGCAGTGGTAGACACGCATGGCTGTGGAATGAATAGCGAAGGTTCGAATCCTTCCCTGCTTACTAATTAATAAATTAAATCATATGTTTGAAGAGTATAGAGCTAGAATGCTTAAGTTTGTTAATAAGGCTGACTTAGCAATGTTTGAACTATTCTTACGTGAAAACGACTTGTTTGATAAGTTTGAAGCAAACTGTCTTATACGTAATGAAATGGATATTACCCATGCTAGTGAATTACTTGCTAATGGGTTTAAATGGGATTCATCTCCTGAGAAATTAAACTTCTGGCTTATAGCTAGTCTTAAATGGGAGGAATTGTATGCAAGTAGGAGATAAGGTATTTGTAGTAAATTGGAATAAGATCTATTCTACTATGTGGACATGGGAGAATGGAGAACATAAGTCTGTGTTTAATTGGGAAACTAAATTACCTGATTATTGTGATATTGATTTTCATTGGAAATATGAATATGAACCCAACTTAACTCTTAAGGGTACTGTTAACAAACGTGAACCTAAGAAGTTAAAAAGTAAGACTCCTATTTATAAAGAGTATAAGTATGAGATCATAGAGATAAAACAACATCCATCGTACCCTGACACAACTATTTGTTTAATAGCATCTACCCACACTGACCAAGAGTGGAATCGTTGCTATGTACAAATTGGTATCGAGGGTCTGTCATATTTAACTCCAGAGCAATTTGCTGATAAGGAATTCAATGCCCTCAAAGAGTTTCATAAGGGTAGATATTCGGTATCTGGTCCTTATCCATTCAAAGAACTTCCGGAACAATTTCTTAAGAAGATTTATGATGCGGATGATAATGTACTATTTGGTAGTCATTACATTAAAGGCAAGGTTTACTATGCATATATCGATGGTTTCTTTATGAAAGATGGTGTTCCACATATACTTCAAGCAGGAATTGAGTATGATGGTAAGGGTAATACTGATTTACCAGAGGGTGCCATACTAATGGCTTACAGCGATTTACCAAAAATGTTCCCCAACAATACTTTTAGATAATGAAAAAAGGAGATTTAGTTCATTATGAACCTTATCCTAATTGTCCTCCCGAAAAGTACGAGAATGGTAAAGTTAAGACAGTGCCACCTGATGTAATGGGTGGGTATTGTTTTGTGGTGTTTCACTGTGCCGGGGAATGGGATAAATACGAAGATTACACAGGTCAGCTAACCAAAATGGATAAGCTGAAACCTGGCTGGGTAGAAAATCCAGCTATGTAAAAATAATAAGGGGTCTTGCAGCAAGCAAACAAACATCAAACTTTTAATTTGACACGTTAACAGACCCCTGTTACTAAGGAGACATACAGCAATTCAAACTTCTAAGGTGAGAAAAACAAGTGTCTCCTGTTTGTATTGAGAGTTAGCTCAGTTGGTTAGAGCACGAAACTGATACTTTCGGGGTCGGGGGTTCAAGTCCCTCACTCTCAACTTTTACCTACCATAAACAAGCAACAAGGAAGATCGGTGGATTGACACCCATACGGCGGAGCACTTACAAACGCAACTTGTAGTTCTTCTAAGGGAACGCTGTTTGTTGAGGTTGTTAGATCAAAAAGGCTTAAGGTAGTCCATCGTGGAGGAATCTGCGTAACTGGTGTCAATTCCAGTGTTCCCTTGAGGTTTAATATTACAGGCTTAGAACTGTATAGGTAAAGACATATTGTGGTGTAGCTCAACGGTTAGAGCGTCGGTCAGGAGGTGATCGGAGGTCAGCGGTTCAAATCCGTTTGCCACTACTAGTAATAATACAATGAAAAGAGAAAAGAAACCAAACATTAGCGACGATGAAAGATGGACAGCTTATAATGAGTTAAAGTCTAAGGGTGATGTCATTAAAGCAGACAAGCTTAAAGAAGAGATCTTTGATTCGTACAAGTATAAGAAACCATGTCATCATGTTGCAGAAAGATAAATAGCGGGGTGGAGCAGTTGGTCAGCTCGCCGGGCCCATAACCCGGAGGTCACAGGTTCGAGTCCTGTTCCCGCTACAAATGGTGTTGTCGTAATCTCTGCCGAAAGGCACATAGACAGTCTCGCTGGACAGGGTGTACAACTGATTCCAGCCACAAATGGACATGTGCCCGAGCGGCTCAAGGGAACGGACTGCAAATCCGTACAACCGTGGGTTCGAATCCCTCCGTGTCCTCTAACTCTAAATTAAATTCATGAGACAACTAGATGATCTGATGACTATGTGTTTTGTTGCTATGGCTTTGTTTATAGCTGCTTTCTATGGTCTAAAGATAAGAGAAGACTTACGTATACCTAAGTACTACAATGTTAAATGCATTGTTGTATCAGATGGTCATTATAAGCCCGTCAACAACTTTGTTGTTCCTGAATCGTTTGTTATTGTTCAGTGTCTACAGGATACTAGTATGATTACTACTCTTAATAGTATTAATCTTCCCGGGTTTATTGATTTTAAGTACAAGGTGGGTGATACACTACACTTTGACTTTATACGTAAAGATCGCTTTCGAAAGAGATGATCGGTATCCCCCACCGGGATAGTATCCCAGTGCCTACAGCCCTATACATCTATACCGAGTGTTAAGTGGGCTGTTTACTAATAATCTAAACTATTCATTATATGGAAAGTAGTACTAATTCACCAATCGGTAGTCACCATTGGTATGTGACATTGTTATCATTTGTTAAACATGTAGGTGAGTATCTTAGAGATTATGGTAGTCCCAAACCAGAAGATACTTTAAATAATTGGGGTAGAGATTTGGTAAGTAATGCTGAAGAGCTTATATACGGATTTAATGCTGTGGAAGGATTCAAATCAATGTGTGGTTATGAAACTGTTAACCAGTGTGAAGACGCTAAACAATTAAAAGCTGCTGTACTTTTACTCGCTGATGCCAATGGTATGATCCAAGGCAGAAAGAGATCCTTTAAAGCAGCTAGAATGGCTGGGTTTGTTGAAGGAGTTATAGCCGGTGAATTACCTCCGGAATGTCTTACAAGAGAGTTTGGTATTAGACAACAAGCACTTTATATTAAATACTACGAAGATAATGCGAAAGAAAACAAAAGTTAGATGGGGTATTGTTGTGGGTATGCTTTTCATAGCATTCTCTATTATGCACCCTGATCTATATCCCTCTACTGAACCAATCAAAGTCATTGCATTTTGTACTGGTGTATCTTTTCTAACAATGTCGTTTATTCAAATTGATATCGAATGAAAGAAGTATTCATAAAACATCCTGCTATGTTCTGTATTACACTAATAACTATCGTTGAATTAATTACAACAAAAGATGTTGAATTTTCAGTTATTATGTGGCTCTGTTATGGATTATATCGAATGAAATAATAATCGGGGATGACTGGTTTTGACAGCATTGTCAGTGGGTATTAGTCCGTGCAAGATGATGGTAGTCCATCGAACTATAGAGGACAACGTTCGCGTAATGTCTTTCGCTACGGCTCTTGCAGCTTAATATGGCGATTGGGTAGCTGTGATCCTAGAAACAGAAAATCAGCAAGTTGTTTTCCTTGTTTTCTCAAAATAAGGTGGTGGAGCTCCAGCTGTAAACAGTTGGTCCTAGGTGCTGGACGTCATTCCAGCTACGCACGTAAGTAGCACTAATATTACCGGATGTTTGGACGCGGGTTTAAAAGGAATCGGACCCACTGAGTAGGAATACTCAGTTAAATAATTGGAAGAATTGCTGGAAAGCTAAATAAATTAAATAGTTGGGACTATGTAGAGCCCATTAAAGTGAAGCAGTACATACTGAACGCTATTTAATTTACATGTCAATCAGCAGCCGAGCCTCATGGAAGAATGAGGAAGGTTCAGAGACTAAGGACACTAAGGTGAGCCTAGAGCATCCGACACCCAGAACGGGTGATGATATAGTCCAACCCTTAACGAAAGTTAAGTATTTATTAATTTTGCTATTTCTTGTAAAAATTCTACTGTTTGGTTATGTGTTAATGTGTTCTTCATCAGATTTATTACAGTAGTTACATGTACAATTAATTGTTTTCATATCTTTATGTTTTATAATGTATAATAGCATTATAATAATAAATATGGAACTGTGCGAAATTATTTTTTAAGGCGATTCCCGCCATCTCCACTAAGTAATTAATAATCAGACGTTTATGAAATCTTATAAATTAAAGAAAGAGTATCCAGGCTCTCCTCAACTTGGTAAGGTGATTGTCAGTACAACTAATGAATGGTTTACTATACAACCAGAGAAATATCCTGAGTTTTGGGAAAAAGTTGCTTCTAGAGTAGCTATACGATCAGTGGATGGTGTAGATATCCATGAAGGGGAGACCTGTTGGGTATATAATACTATGTGTAAAGTATCTAATTTCATTGTTAGTAAATACGACTTAGATGGTATGGAGAAAGAAGTATTTAGTTCGCGTGAAGCAGCTGAAAAGCATCTTATCGATGAGATTAATATACGCTTAGAAGACTGTCATCTTCTTGGTTGTAATGTTCCTATTTATTCTTTATTGCCTAAAGAAGGGTGGAATGAAAAAGAAACCACTAGTCTTGAATTATGGATACGTCTTAGAATGGGTAGAAATACTGCTAACTGGAAGTATTTCCGGTATAAAGAGTCACGCGATACATATGTAAGAGCTCATAAACCAATATACTCTACTGAGCAGATAATACAAGCATGTAAGGAAAAGGATGTTCCGTATTGGGATATAATTAACATTCTCCAAGGAGAGTAATAGTTGGGGGCGCAGTTCGGCGGTTGAATACCGGGTCTAAAAGCTCGGAGGCTTGGGTTCGAATCCCATCATCCCCACAAAGAAAGGTATTATACGAAAGCGGAGATATCCAACAGAGACCGTCGCGGAAATGAGTCTCGATACCTTTCTCCCTTGAAACCATTTAATACAAATATAAAATGAAGTTAAAATTGTATTTAGCAATATGTCTATTAATAGTCATTTTGTTTCTCTATGTTGGTATCTTTTTTCCTGCTGTTATGAGCACAAATTCAGATACTGTAGTCTTCCTGGGCCTTGGTTCATTATTTGTGATGCCAGTCATCATTTTTCTTGTGATTCGTTATATTATCAAACTTGTTAAACAGTTGTACTAAAATGAGAAGTAAATTAAATGTTATCTTGTTTGTCCTACTTGGGGCAATTATGTTTTCGTCATGTAAAATTAAAGACGTTGAGCCGGGTACGGTTGCCGTCAAAGTAACCAAATTCGGTTCGAACAAAGGTGTTAATACTGTTGAGTTGACTCCAGGGCGTTATACTGTTGGTATTAATACCACTTTATATGCGTTTCCAACGTTTACACAGAACTATGTATGGACATCAGATTCAACTGAAGGTAGTCCTAATGATGAGTCCTTTAATTTTCAGGATATTCAGGGTTTGGAGTTAAATGCTGATCTTGGTATTACATATCATATACAACCGGATAAAGCAGATGTAATCTTTCAGAAATATCAGAAAGGATTAGATGAAGTTACTCATATCTATTTGCGGAATATGGTTAGAAATGCTCTTGTGAATGCGTCTTCCACTATGGATGTAGCTGATATTTATGGAGCAGGTAAAACAGGGTTAATGTCTACTATTAAAAAGAATGTGATTGCACAATGTGAGCCTCTTGGAATTATTATTGAAGAAATCTACTGGATCGGTCGTATCAAAGTACCGGAATCGGTTAAGAAAGCTATTAATTCTAAGATCGAAGCTACACAAATTGCCCAACAACGTGAGAATGAGTTGAGAGCCACCGAAGCCGAAGCTGCTAAGAAAGTTGCTGTTGCTCAGGGAGAAGCCGATGCTCTTACCATTGCTGCTACTGCTGAATCTAAAGCTAATAGGTTGAAGGCTGCTGCTATTACTCCTGCTCTTATTGAGTATCAGAAAATTCTACAATGGGATGGTCATCTACCTCAGGTTACTGGTAGCAGTATTCCAATGATCAATTTGAAGTAAAAATAATGTTTGTGATGTAGCTCAGTTGGTAGAGCAGCTCCCTAACCCGGGGTATGCCGTGGGTTCGAATCCCACCATCACATCAAATGTACTATAGCTCAGTTGGTTAGAGTAGTGGTTAAAACACCACCGTCGACGATAAGTTGTTTGAAGTCTTGAAGTACAAGAGACTAGACTGACAGTATACGTGCCTGGGAGGGCGGGGTCGGGGGTTCAAGTCCCTCTAGTACATCTATAGGGGGTAACCTAGTATTAAGTAAATAGTTGGTATTATGCCGTTAAGTTATGATGATTATGAGCGCCGGCGTATGATGGGGTATAATCCTTTTGATTCATATGGAATAGGTAGAGACCCTATTATAGAGATCAAGGAACCCGATGAAGGTAGAATTACTGTTGAGATTCAGGATATGAATACTGGGCGTAGATACTGTAAGGAATTTATATTATCATATAACCACAATAAAGGTCGAAAAGCTTTTATCCCTTCACCATTTGACGTTGAGCCCACATATGGGTTAGCTAAGAAAATGTTAATGCTATTTTTATGAGCACAGAAAAGAAATCGTTACTACAAACTGTATGGGAACGTACAGAAGCTGCTTGGGATTCTATTAAACAGAGTCGTGCACAAGCTAATCTAAGGGCTAAAGCAGAAGTTGATCTTTTTGCGCTACAGTCCAAAGTTATTGAATGTGAAACAAAGCTTGAGAAAGCTATTGTAGCATCAAAAGATTCACAGGAATGGAAACCGATAAGAGAAGCTGCCTTAGCAAGGGATCTTACGAAAAAAGAATTGGAACAAGCCAGTATCCTGTACAAAGAGTTCTTCTTAGAAGAGCCTAAGTTCTTGAGTTAATTTGACCATAGAGTGGTCTTTTTTATTAGTATATTAAATAACAAAACAAAAGTCTTATGACAGTGAATGTTTCTTTGAACCTTACTAAAGGTGAACGTGTTGATTTAACAAAATCTAACCCTGGCTTGAAAATAGCTGCAATTGGTTTAGGTTGGGATGTTAATAGTGGTGCTGATAGTGCCTATGACCTTGATGGATTTGCTCTTGGACTGACCGGTGGTAAACTGGTTGATGCTCCTGGACATATCTGTTACTTCGGATCTCCGAAAACTGACGGTAAACCAGCTATCCTTGCCGGAGCTATTGCTCATTCAGGTGATAACCTCACTGGAGCAGGGGATGGTGATGATGAAACCATTTTGGTTGACTTTGCAAAATTGGCTGCCGGTGTTGATCAGATCATTATCTGTGTTAACATCTACCAAGCAAAAGATCGTGGAAATCAGAACTTTGGTCAGGTAAACAATGCATTCGTGCGTGTTTATGATTGGGATACCAAAGCTGAAATCATGAAATTCGACCTATCTGAAGACTACTCCGCATTCAACGGAATGGTTATGGGTAAATTGTATCTGAAAGATGGTGAATGGAAATTCCAGGCTATCGGTGAAGGTAAAAATGGTAACATCAACGAAATTGCTGCTCTGTACATTTAGTACCGGGCTAACAAACATGTAAAATAAAGGCTGTGTAGGTAACTATACAGCCTTTCTTTTTATTATGGAAAGTAAAATCGATTTTACGAAGTATGACTACGTTATCTTAATTGATAAGAGTGGTAGTACTAACTTCACAGACTGTCCAGGAGGACTTTCTAGATGGAACCAAGAAAAAGAATGGGCTAAAGTAATTGCTCAGAAGTGTGAAACATATGACTCTGATGGTATCGATGTAATCTTATTTGATAGTGCCATTACTCATTATACTAATGTTACTTCTGCTAAAGTCGATGAGATATTCCGTACACAGGAGCCAGGCAGTACAACTAACCTTACAGATGCATTGAAGAAAGCTTTACAGCCATTCTTAAATCGTCGTAAAGAAGCTTCTAGTGGTTTCTTTGGTATTGGTAAACGACCATTTACTATTGATTTCAGTATCAAAGTTAAACCAATGATTATCATTGTATTGACTGATGGTGAACCAGATGATAAATTTGGTGTTATCGAAGTAATTAAGAAGACTACCGAATGTATCCAGGGTCGTGATGAAGTCGGTATCACATTTGTTCAGGTTGGACAGAATTCAGACGCTAGCAGGTTTCTGCAGAAGCTTGATGATGACTTAACTTCTGAAGGAGCTAAGTTCGATATTGTCGACTGTAAAGACTATTCAGCAATGAATAATTGTTCAATTGAAGATGTGTTCATTGGTGCTCTAACGGACTAATATGCGTCGGTATAAACATTACTCTTTTGATTTGTGGTTAACACTTATCAAATCAAACCCCTCGTTCAAGGAGCAGAGGGATCAGATGTTTTTCGACTTATACAATCCTAATGGTGAGCGATTTGATACGATACGTGAGATTATAAAGCAAGAAGATAGAGCAGCTAATAAACTATGTGAGACTACTGGTATTCATGTACCGGTACAACATATGGTTGGAAGAATCTTGAGTAGATTGGGGGTCGATGCTAACATTGATATTGTTTCAATGGTGGTTGTACAGATCCAAAAGCTATTTCTTGAGTTTAAGCCTAGCTTCTATGATGCTAACACCAAAGCCACACTTGAACAATTATTCGAGGAAGGATCAACCATTAGTATTTTATCTAATACCGGGTTTATCTTAGGGGAAACCCTGGAGCAATGTCTTGGGGAGATGGGTATTCTTGCTATATTCGATGAAACTATCTACTCAGATCAAACTGGGTTTAGTAAACCTCATATCAAAATGTTTGGTAGGATTAATACTTATTCGAAATATCGTACTCACATCTTAAATGGAGATATTCTACATGTAGGTGATAATACTATCGCTGATGGTGCTTCTGTATCGGTAGGAATACCGTATTATCAAATAAACACAAACAATAAATCGATAAAAGATCTCTTGTGAAAGAAACCTTTTCATTACATCAGGTGACTTCTGCAACGAAGTTTCCTTTTAGTGCTGAATCATATAGTAAGTTTAAATTTGGATGTAAAGATACATCGCGTGAGTTTGGTCTTGCACTAGCCGAAGCATTTGCTTGGAAGTACATTATTACTAGACAATTACGTGGTCAAATTGTTGTGCTATCCAGCCCTTATTGTTTTATTCCAACGGCTACCTTCGCTATGAAGGATTACTTTGTTCAAAGACTGAATCAAATCTTAGTTCAATGTGATTTACCGGTGGTTGAAGAAACAAAGATACACAGAACTATTACATACAAAGAAGATTACGGTGAATTAAGTGCAGAACAAAGATTCAAGCTAATACAGAACGATGGTTTCCATATGGATACTAAGTTCATCGAAGGCAAGACTCTTGTGTTCTTGGATGATATTAAAATCACAGGTAGTCATGAACGTGTCATCGAGCGTATGTTGGATGGGTACGGCGTAGAGAATGATAGGATATTCGCTTATTTTGCGGAGCTTACAGACCCTACAGTCGATCCAAAGGTAGAAAATACCCTAAACTATGCCTTTGTAAAGAACTTGCTAGATCTCGATAAAATCATCAAGAATGAGGCCTTCGTATTAAATACACGAATAGTGAAGTATATTTTGAATTATGATCACTTAAATTTTGTGGTATTCATTAACTTCCAACGACTTAAACTTGTTGAATCGATCTATCATCTTGCTCTTGGAAACAGTTATCATAAGATACCTGATTATCAAAATAACCTCAATTACATTAAAAATCTATTAAGTAAATGAATTGGATTTTATTCTTATTGATGGTAAGTGTATTGCTTGCCCTCGACCTTGGTGTGTTCAATAGAAAAGCTCATGCTTTCTCGTTTAAAGAAGCTGTGAGTTGGAGTGTATTCTGGGTTGCTATATCTTGTCTATTTGGTGTGTATGTATACCATCATTATGGACCGGAGTTGGGTAGTCAATGGTTCACTGCCTATGTTCTGGAAAAGTCTCTTAGCGTAGACAATCTATTTGTTATCTCCCTCATCTTTACGTACTTTGCTACTCCAGCTAAGATTCAGCATCGCTGTTTATTTTGGGGTATCTTAGGAGCTATTATATTTAGGGGAGCATTCATTCTTGGTGGTGTAGCTATTGTTGATACTTTCGAATGGATTCTTTATTTATTTGGTGCCTTTTTAGTTTATTCTGGTATAAAGATCATTGTCTCGCAAGATGATGCGCCAGAAGTTCATGAGAATGTTGTGGTTAAGTGGTTTCAGCGGAATTTTAAGATAAGCCCGGAATACGAAGGAAGTAAATTCTTTGTTAAACGCTTTAAAAATGGTACCGCTATTAACCCTACAACTATCTTAGTGCCTACTGTATTGTTTGTGGTCCTTATTATGATTGAAACTACTGATATTGTATTTGCTGTGGATTCTATTCCAGCAGCATTTGGAGTTAGTAGAGATCCTTTCATCCTGTATTCAAGCAATGTTATGGCTATACTAGGTCTTAGAGCCTTGTATTTTGTTCTATTAAGTGTTATGGATAAATTCTGGTTACTGAAATACGGTATCGGGCTTGTTCTATCATTTATAGGATTAAAGATGCTTATTGGTCATTGGGTACATATTTCCTCTGATTTATCACTATTTATAACTCTTGGGGTATTAACTGCTAGTGTACTATTATCGCTGGTGTTTAAGCAAAAGGAGTAACAATTTAATCCTGCATATCTAGTAAATAGATAAATGCTCACTATGCGTGGATTAAGCGCATACTTTTTTATTATGACATTATTATTAGATCTTTTATTAGCCTTGGTAGTTGCTATTATGTCTTTTATGTTGTTTTTATTAATAGTTACCTGGATAACACCAGAAGATGAACGTAAAGCAAATAAAGCCTTTATTGATAAACTTTCTGGAAAGACTCCATTATGACATATATTGCAAAACAAACATATTGTCAACATTGTAATAAAATACATGTTGTTGGAGTTTGTGAGGAACCATGGCTTCCTACGCAGGAAGCTGTAATAGTTGTTGATAAAACTTCTAATGTTAGGGGTACTTATCATACATTATATTTCAAGTGCCCTAAATGTGATAATTCTTTCGTATTACTGAACTCTAATTACTGCCCTCAATGCGGTATAAAATTAAATTGGAAATGAAAAAAGTAACTCAAATAGTTCTCTCAGCGCCTGCACGTTTGTTTGTGGGTTCTTACATCACCAAATCTGGACAAGTGAAGAATCGCTATAAGGTTAATCCTGATAGTCATCCTATTAAGGAAATTACTCATTATGTCTAGTTACCCTATAGGTGGTTATGCTCCCGGAAATTATCAGAAGGAATGTAAAATTTGTAATGGTACTTTCCTGGGGGATAAATATGCAATACAATGCGAGCCTTGTGCTGTACGGTTTGTAGTTGCATACAATAAAGAAGTTAGTAAACCGCCTGTAACAAGGATAGTAATACATACTCAAGAGATTACTGACTGTTCTGAGTGTCCTCACCGTGATATGCAGCCTGATTATTCAGCTGATTCATTTTCGAGAGAGGAAAAATGCATGTGTAATAAGCTTAACCGTATAGTACACAGATATGTTGGTACATTCGATAAAATGCCTGTACCCGAAGAATGTCCTTTAATAAATAAAGAATGAAAAAGTATATCATCTTATTCCTGATTATTGCTATGGCTTGCTTGGGTACTTCTTGCAGTGCAATAGCTACATTTGTTTTTAAGGCTACCATTTTATTGATTGTGGTTGGGTTTATTGTGCTAATCATTATTGTTTTGCTGTTCTTAAGATGGGTAAACAATTTTTGGAAGCACTGGTTTAACCGATAGTATAAAATCCTTAATTAAAGTAAGTTATGTTAACAGTTGGTAATATTAAAGTTTCTTGGCGCTATTCAACCGACGAAGTGCCATTTTTCAGTGTTCGTAGAGTAGCTCCACAAAAGCTAAGTACGCTCATTGATCCCGTAAAAACAGTTGTTCGTAAACGCGACGTTACAACATGTGAAGTTACCATTGACGATAAAACAGTTGCAATTGCTTCTGTGGTTCGTGGGTGGAAAGACAAGCAGTGCTATGAGACAGCACGTAAAATAAGCCTCAAACGTGCGACAGAGTGTGTTACTTGTGGGAATGCCGGACCGGTTCCTTCTTTTACCAAAGAGCAAAGGAAAGCTATCTGGGAAGCCTACCGTACTTCAACCAAAGTTCCTCGTTGGAATGTAACGAAGAAGTAAGATGGGAATTTGTAAAGATATCCGTAGTACAGTATCTGGATTTAATGGATTGTTTACCACCCAAGATCTTATCAGTGCTCTTCCTGGTTATAAGGCTCGTAATATCATAATGTGTTTTCAATTGCTTATATACAGAGAAGGTATAGCCGAAAACACTACTCCATTAACATTGATTGGATTATTTAGAGCTGTAAATGGTGATGAATCTGTAAGGATGCATGCTAGGAATGCTCATCCAGTATCTGTGGATGGTAAACATTATGATACTATGGTTGCTGCTTGTAGATCAAAAAAACTAACTACTTCTACAGTTATTAGTAGGTTTACATATGAGTCCAAAAAAGCCGGATATCCGGTTCATACCGTTACTTGTAGAGGGTATACAATTACTCGTTCGCATAATTATTAGTGTATTGAAATAATAGCTCGACAGAGTTAGTAAAATCGTAATTTCATTATCATGAATCAGTTTTTAAAAGCAGTTGCTAAAGAAGATGTATTCACCGAGAATGGTGCAGTTTCCAACAGTACTACAGGGTCCAAGTTACTAGATGACTATGGAATCGCTGGTACATATCGTGGAAGGTCGTTTGATGATGTATCTATTAGTATGGTACAGATTTGGGATGAAGATCCGTTAAAGGCCCTTCAGCTTACATTCTATTTAAGGAATATCAGTCGTGTCGTTAAGATGTATGGTAACCCAACAGAGAAAGTACAGGCTGGTCAAGGAGCGAAAGATGAGTTCCGCAAAAGGATGGTATGGTTGTTATACAATCACCCAGAAACCTTCTATGCTAACAGTCCGATAATCCCGCTGGTTGGTTCTTACAAAGATCTGTGGGAAATCATGGCTCTCGATTATTCAATGGAGAACAAGATGGATCGTAAATTGATCTATGGTGAAATGGTTCATGATCTTGCTGATGATAGCACACGTGAGTTGTTCTTAAAGTATCTACCTATAGGTAAAGCAGTTAGCAAACTGACTACAGATAGGAGTAAAGTTATGAACAAACTTGCTGCTGAATTCAGAGATTATAATAACCTGTCAGCTCGCGAAATTCGTAAGCTAAAGTCTAGTGGTAGTGGTCATGTTTGGCAACAGCTGATCTCTATTGGTAAGTTCAAAGATATTGCTTGGAAAACTATCCCTAGTCGGGCATTACTTAGCTTAGTGAAAGGTAAGTTCCTAAACAATCATGAATTAACTGATTCGTATCAGGCCTGGTTAGATACTAAACCATTTGTACCTTTCGTAGGTTACCCACACGAACTTGCACATACTTTTTACAAAGAACAGCATAAATTATCTAATGCTGCTAAATCAACCATTAATAAACAGTTCGATGGATTGTTAGAAGTTGGTCGTAAATCTGGTGGTATTAAAGGTAATGTGTGGTGTGCATTGGATGTGTCTCCAAGTATGACATGGCCCGAATCTCGTATCGATGGTACGGATATCTATGCACTAGAAGTTTGCCTAGCTCTTGGTATTTATTTCTCTTCTTTAAATGAAGGTACGTTTAAAGATCATATTGTGGCTTTCTCTGTTAATAGCACTATTCATAAACTTGTCGGTACGTTTACCGAGAAGTGGCAACAATGTATACGCATAAACGCTGGTGGAAGTACTAATTTCCAATCAGTTATAGATGCTATTGTTCGAGTACGTACTAGTCGCCCGGAGATTCCGTTGGAAGACTTCCCGGAAACAATCTTAGTAGTTAGTGATATGGCATTTAATCCATCTGGGGTTGGTCGGGAAACTAATTACCAAACTGCAATGAACAAGTTAGCTGCTGTTGGTCTACCTAATGTGAAAATCATATGGTGGAATGTAGCTGCACGTACAAAAGATTTCCCTGCAACCATGGATGATCCAGGAACTTACATTCTTAGTGGATTCGATGGTACCATTATTACCTCTATCCTTGGTGAAACCGATAAAGTTAACACGAAAGGTGAAAAGATTCCTCCTACTATGTTGGAGGCCATGAATAATAGTTTGTCTCAAGAAATATTCACATATCTAAAATTATCTTAATATGAATCGTTTATTAGCATTTTTGGGTCTTAACCCATTGTCTCGTTTGAAGAAAGCTTCTAAAGCTTATGTAAAAAGTTCACGCGCTATCAACAAGCATGCAGGTAATGCTGCTGCTGAGATTGACGAACGCATCAATAACCTCGATGTGGCCCGTTCGGCTGCTCTCGATGTAAAATCATTTGTTCTGGACCTCGACAAAGTGGCTAATGCTACAACTGTTGGTTTGGACAAGATGGTAACCCTTAAGTAGGGTTACCACCTACTTTTGTTGTAAATTAAATTAGAGTTTAGTTAAATTTTATTACTTACATTATCAAAAATCAATCTATGACAATTACTGTCAATAAAGTTGATAAAGAGTCTGGTGAAGCCTTAAGTGCTGGATATTATGCAGCATCGGAAATAATCCTTAGCAGTGAATGGAGAATTGCTAATTTAGTACGTAATGCCAAACCAAAAACAACTGATGTAACATCTGCAGCAGTTAAATTTAAGTGTGCAAAGGGTCAGTTAATCTATATTGTACCACTTAGATGTTTGAGTGATGACCAGCTGAAGGTAGTTTCAGCACTAGTTGATAACCAATTAAAACGTAAGAAGTAATGGTCATTTCCATTTTCATCTTAAAAGATACCGTACTGTTAGAAAAACAAGTTGGTATTGTTGCTCGTACTCTTGAAAATAAAGGTATGGCTCGCAAAGAGGCTCTAGAACAAGCTCAGAAAGAAGTTTCTGATATACAATGCTCGTACAGGGTTCTTTCTACTTCACGTGAGGTTAATGCACGCGATATTGTGAATGATATTGTTGGAGATAAACGTTACCGAACTCGTATAAGTTATTAATATGTTTCAACCAAATTTTTGTACAGCGACTGACTTTTATAAGTTTGGTCACTGGTGTCAATATCCAATGGGTATGGACAGTATACATTCGTATTGTGAAGCACGTGAAGGGGCATTGTTTCCTGAAATCGTGTTTGCCGGTATTGTACCATTACTGAAGGACTTCTTTGTTGGTCAAGTGATCACAAGGGAGAAGATCGAAGAAGCAGCATTTATTGTTGGTGGTATGGGTGGATTTCCTGAATACTTTAATCGGGCTATGTGGGAACATATACTTGATAAGTATGATGGTAAACTTCCACTAGCTATCAAAGCTCTTCCAGAAGGTACTGTTGTACCTGCTTCGACACCTTTATTCACTATAACTAACCTTGGTGGAGCAATTACTCAACCATTGGTAAACCACGCAGAGACCCTATTATTACATATATGGTCTGCTACTACAGTAGCAAGTGCGTCTCGTTACATTAAGAAAGAGATCTTGGATAAGTGGGCCGCTAAAACCGGTACTCCTGCACTGACAATATGGCAGTTACATGATTTTGGATTCCGTGGTGTAAGTAGTTGGCAAACCGCAGTATACTCTGGTATTGGTCACTTAATCTCTTGTAGAGGAACTGACACATCAGATGCTGTACGAGGTATTTGTCATTACTATGATACTAAAGAAATCCATGGTAACTCTGTATGGGCCACTGAACATTCGGTTGCAACATCCTATGGACCTGGTACAGGTGAAGTTGACTACGTACTAGCTCAACTTAATAGGGCGCCTGATAATGCAATTGTATCATTAGTAATGGATAGTTACGATACATTTAATTTTGCTAAGAACGTCATGGGTCATCCGCTAGTAATGGCAAAGGTAAAGGCTCGGGCCGGAAGAACAGTAGTTCGCCCAGATAGTGGTGAACCGGTATCAGTAAACTTGCGTGTGTTGGATATCCTTGGTAATGTATATGGTTTCTCGATAAATGATAAGGGTTACAAAGTCCTTGATCATAATGTTGGAGTTCTTCAAGGAGATGGTATGGATTACTTAACCATTGATAAGTTGTTTGAAGGTATAGTTACGATAGGTAATTGGTCTTCTGATAACCTAGTGGTTGGATCAGGCGGTGGTTTGTTACAGAAATGGAACAGAGATACTCTACGATTCGCTATTAAAGCATCCCATGGCTCTATTGATGGAGTTGGATTTGATATCTACAAAGATCCTATTACTGCTAATACCGGTAATGAAACCAAAGCTTCCAAAAGAGGTTTACTAAAGGTTTGTAGGGTTGTTAATGGGTATACTACCATATCATCAAGTAGCTGCTCACCGACTATGTTTAATTCGTATGTGGATGATATGAAACCCTTGTTTAACACAGGGGAACTTCTAATCACCCCAGATTTCGATGATGTAAAACGTCGTGCATTATGAGTTTGTTAGTCAAACTTATTGAAGCAAAAAAAGCCTTTTCCATAATAGAGTTGGGTTGCGGTGTCCCCGTGGCCCACTCTCTTATGTTACAGCGTGGTTCAAGTAAAGTACTTACCATGGCTTGTTGTCCTTATGGTAGAGATTACCAATCTGAGATGACTGGCCTGGATTTAGGAGCTGTTAGATCAGTTTCTGTTGAAATGGAACAAGAGTTACTAAAGAACTTATATGATGATTCTCATGGAGAGGATTTTCATATAGCTTACTCGATGCAGTCAGGATCCACAGCTAGGGTTAGCCATGGTTATATTGGAATTTGTTGCGGCGAATATAGTGCAATCTACCATGTGACTCTTGGTCAAGAAATGAGTAAAGACATTGCAGGTAAGTGTATGGTATCTATCGTAGAAGATATTATAGAGTATCATATACTGAGTGGTAATATGAGTACTGTTGGGAAAGATGGTAAAACATCATTCATAGATGGTGCTTGGTCTTGTCATGATTTGAATAAAGAATCGGTTACGTTTGATCCATCGATAATGCCGCATAACTTTGGTACTTTTTGTTGGGCTGCCGGACAATGGCATCGTGTTGTCGATATACTCAGACAACTTGAAGGTGGTATGTGTCTTATTAAAGGAAGTTTTAACCCTCTACATGATGGGCACAAACAATTGATGGGTGCAGCAATGGACTTTACCAATATACCTTTAATGTGTATGACTTCTCATACGTTGGATAATAAGAATACGGCACTACATGAATTAGTTGAACGTGCACAAAAAATGCCCGGAGCTATATGTGTGATTGACAGTCATAATGTCTATATGAGAGAACTTATTGCTGATCTAAAACAGTGGGATAACGGTCCTAAAAGGACTATCCATTTGTTTATGGGTATTGATGTATTCTCTAAATTCGATGTTAACGATGTATCCGAGGAGGTTAAAATCCATGTATATCATCGTGTATGCGAAGTAGGTAACATATCATTCCATGACAGTATGTACTCAACATTGTCATCTACATCGATAAGAGAAGCTATAAAAGAAGCAACAATAAAACAACTCAATGAAACAGATACACCAATTGTTTAGTGAAGCATTTATTGAAGCTGAAGAAAAAGGCTATGACCACATAGTAATTGCTGTCGATCTACATGGTACTATTGTCAATTCAAAATTGTATAATAGAATCAAAGGTACTGAAGAAGAGAAACTTGCACATTCTATATACCATAAGGCTATTGAAGCTTTAACTCTGATGACTGAGGACCCTAGAATTGAAATGTTCATATATAGTGGTACTGAACCATCATCTTTAGTTAGAATCAAGAATAGTCTCGAGAAATACTTTGATATAAAGGTTGCTTTGAGTTATTCTGCTGATACTACCATTGATAAACAATCATTTACAAAGAAACCCTATTTCAGTATTCTTCTGGATAATAAGGCTGGGTTCGACCCTGTACATGACTGGGATACTATTTCGAGTATTTTAAAACTACAAAAGAAATGACACCAGAACAAAAGAAAGTTATGGAAGAAGTTCCATTCCCTATAGTATTTTCCTGTATTGACTTGATACTCACTGTCGGAAGTAAGATAGTGTTTATCAAAAAGTCGTACAAAGATAATCTACTTAGATTACCGGGCGGTATGGTAGATACTACCGACCTCACTCTGAAACATACTGTTCGCAGAGAAGCTAAAGAAGAGGTTAATGCCAACCCTGAGTGTATGGAGTTTAATGATGATTTTAGAGTTATGTCTTTCATGACTCAGGACTCAAATCGTTACAACCCAGATTCATCTAAACACAGACTCAAGACTACTTTATTTCATGTAAGGTATACAAATCCATTTGAACCAGCTATCCTTGATGCAAATGAGGGATTGAAAGCTGGAGATGATGCTGATGGTATTGAGTTGGTCCCCATCAAACAATTATTTGATATCGATTGGGTAGCAAAAAATATTATGCCGGGACATATCCCTTTACTGTACTACTGGTTAGGACAATATGATGGTGATAGGTACATTTAATGGGTTTCCTGTAGAGTACGATGAGTTATCGGAAACAGCTTCTTGTAAAGGAGTTGTCTTTACTTTATCGCAGGCTGAATTAGCTATAAAAGGTGCTAATAGACTTGGAAATGCAAAGCGTATTGAGATAACAGGTGCCAAGATAAGAATTGATTGCTTAGCTGATACCTTAGAAGTATTTAATAATTTAATTAAAAAGGCAAAAAAATGTCAAAAGTAAAAGTTCCCCGCGAGGTAGATAATCATTCTATTAAAGGGTTTAGAGAAGAACTGTATTATGCTATTCATTTAGCAGTAACAGGAATGTTTGGACCATCTGTGTATGAACCTACTGAAGGTATGTCTGGGGAAAGTGATCCTGAGTTTTTAACTATAGTTGATCCAGACACAGATGAGAGTATTAGAATGCCTCTTGGATCTTTAAGTATTGGTGAGTTCAATATAGATGGTACTTTGAAAAAGAAGCCATTAACTGATGATGAACGGCACAAAAAAGATTATCGCCGTCGTAATAATATCTATGATGACGAGGATGAAGAATTAGCGACAAACATTAATATAAGTTGTTACTATGACTTTGCTAATGTTCAAATGATTCTTGAGGTTGATGCACCTAAAACCCGAAAAGAGGAAGCAGATGCTTTGGTTGGTATGGTTAAAACTATGTCTAAAACCAGATCTTATCTACAACATAAAGTATTGAAAATTATTGTTGATGATAATGAAAAACAAACTGTTTCTATAATCCCTGTTAATAAGATTAAAAATCAGGATGTTTTTATTTACTCTGAAATTCGCACAGGATTAATTCCTATTGTATCCAGATTAACTGGTAAATCTGATAATCTTGGTATTAATAATAAATACTCTTTGTTGTTGCATGGTAAAGGAGGGACTGGTAAGACATCTATGATGTTTAACTATGTAAGTCCTATTGCAATTGAAAATGGGTATACTGTTATCTTTTGTGAAAATGCAAAACACTACGAAAAGATTCTTGACATTGCTGAAGTATTAGTATCTGAACGTGGGTGGAAAGTTATCACAATTGTAGAGGATATTGATCAAGCTTTCGATGGAGAAATTCGCGGAGAGATGCAACAAAATATCCTTAATAAAATCGATGCAGGGTACAACAAAGATCTTAAATTGATCAATGTTATGACAACCAATTATATCGATCGTATTTCTTCGTTTATGATTCGTGCTGGTCGTATTTCTAAATTACTTCATGTAGGCGGAATACCTGCTATAGATGTTTTACCTTTTTGTGAACGCTTTATGGGTAAAATGTATGATAGTAAAGCCGATTATTCATCATGTGTTGATATACTTACAGATATGCCGGCATCTTTTGTACGTGAAATTATCGATGAAGCTAAAACATTAGCTAATTCATTTAATGATGTTACTATTTCCCCCCATTTATTTAGCACAACAGTTAAGTCATATAAACATCAAGAGGAACTAACTCTTCGTTCTAGTTATGATCCTAAAGATAAAGTAGTTGATGCTATTCGTATTATTTTTGATGCTGTTGGTATTAACCCAGAAAACCTTACTAATATTCTTCAATATAATAGTAATAAGGTTATTATGTCTATGGGCAAAGAATGGCCTGTTGAGTGATGGTAAAGAAACACGCCTATTTATTAAAAGATGATTACTACGAGTCTCGGAGTGTTGGTACCAAGGCTCGTAGTAATAAATATTGTTCTCACTGTAATAGTATTATTCCCAAAGGAGAACCACATACTGTGCATTCATTCTATCCGGAGTTTGCTACTTACCCAACACATAATCAGTGTAATGATGACTTTATGGCTTCTCTTATAGCGAACTCAGATACTAAAGAAGGTGGAGATGTAACCAAAGAGTATGCCAAGGTAATCAATGATGCTTTGGAGAATGATGAACTGGTGTATATGGTACGAGATCTAAAAGATACGAAATTAATGGCTGTAAAAAACGTTAAAGAGCTCTTGGGTATCGGATTAAAACCAGCAAAGGATATCGTTGATGCGATTCACCAAATCTATAAGTAATTAAATTGCTGTAAATTAAAAAGTATCTAATCAATATTTTTTAAATTGATATGGCTGTAATAGAACAAAAGTTCATAGAGACAGAAGGTGGTATTCGTAAGAATATCGATCAGGATAGCATGCCGTTAGCCTTGGATATCCTTCAACGTGGTCTTTATGCATTCCCAATTCAATCAACTATTAGAGAATTGACTTCCAATGCCTATGATGCAATCAAGGAACGGGATGTTGCTCTCGCAATTATTCGCGGTGATTCGGCTGTAGAGAACCACTTCGATGTAACTAAACAAGATAGCATCTATCATTCGTCGGGGTGGGATCCTAGTTATTTCGATCCAACATGGCTATCAACTGATCCATTAGTTCATATTTATTATGAAGAGGGTGTATCGAAGGATATATTAAGGATTGTTGATAATGGTGTAGGCCTTGGTAAACAGAGACTTATAGGCTATTTTCAACTCAATAAAATGTAAAATTCAAATTAATTAACTATAATATAGGTACACAAATACTTATATTATGAAATCAGGTGTATATACTATCACAAATACTGTTAATGGAAAAATGTACGTAGGGTCAGCTCAACGATATTTTAGTTCTAGATGGTCAGATCACAGACGTAAATTACGATCAAATACTCATTATAATGATCATTTACAACGTTCTTGGAACAAGTACGGAGAGGAATCATTTAGATTTGAGATTCTCGAGACTTATCCCCCAGAATATTGTTTACAAATGGAGTACTATTGGGTTAATTTGTTAGATACCGTTAGTAATGGTTATAATGCTGATTATCCTGGTCTGGGAACTACTGGGTTTAGGTTTGGTAAATCCACTAAAGCCAAAATGTCTGCTAAAGCAAAATTAAGAGATCAGTCTCATTTACATACTCAAGAAGTATGGAAAAAGATTAGTGAATCTTCTAAAACTGCACAACTTGGTAATACAAATAGAAGAGGAACTGGTAAGTATGGAAAGTGCGAGAAATATGATTCTAAATGGAATTTAGTGCATACATATGACAATCCATATCAAGCTTTCAGAGATCTTGGACTAAATCATGCATCACATATTATCAGATCTTCTATCAACAGTACAACATGTAAAGGATTTCATTGGGTAGTATACAACAAAGAAGGTAATTTAATAGAATAGTTGAGTATAAATTCCGTTAAACGGGGAAACTCCTGAAGAGGACAATCCCGTGCTAAATCAGTTAGAAATAATTGTAAATGCCGAACGACTAGAGATGACGCTTACTGGGTAAAGCCAAAGCTATAAAGTTCTCCACGAAAGCGGGACACTGCTTGCGGTTTGCAAGTTAAAGATATAGTCTACTCTACAACTATAACAAGATAAATTGTAGAAAGTATAGGATAAAGAGCCTATATAAATAATAAAATGTATTCTACAAAGCGTGCGAATAAAGATGCTTTGGGGAAATGGGGTAAACACAATCAATTTTTCTAACTATAATATATTTGGTACGATTTTACAATTAATCCAAATAAATAGTTATGGTATCTTATAATGATGAATTTAAGAATATTGACACAGAAGCTAAAGCATATTTTCTAGGTTTCTTTCATGCTGATGGTAGTTTGCATTACTCTAAAATTGCATATAGCAGTTGTAGTAAGTTAAAACTAAGTATTAAAGATGAGGAAATTATTAAACGATTTGAAAGTGAATTTCCATTCTTTAATATATCATATAGCGAGGATAGTTATGTGTGGAATAATGAGGAACGATTTAATAACAAGGTAGTATTGAGGTCTTATAATAAAGAGCTTTATACTGATTTAGTTAATATTGGTGTAAAATCGGTATTATTAGATTTACCTGAAGAATTATTTATTCATTATATCAGGGGTTATATAGATGGCGATGGTTGTTATTCAAAGCAAATTACAGATGGAAAACCATATTGGAATATGACTTTGTGTATTACTGAACCTGAAATAATACCACTACAAGACTTTTTTAACAGTTATGGTATTCATTCAACAGTTAGACAACAGGGGAAAATATATGTACTTAGAGTGCGTAGAAAAACTGATGTTGAATTACTGGTTGGTCTATTATACTCTGATTCATCATGGTACTTAAAAAGAAAAAAGGCTTTAGTCGATGAAATCCTAAGCCCCATTAAAATCGCGTGAACTCACGGAAAGCCCTCCCTTGAAGGGTAATCGTGATCCAAGCTTTGCAGGAATGCATTGAAGGAGCAGAGACTAACGTATGGAGTCCAGAACGGACAGTAAAACGACACGAGCGCGCGACACCCTGGTTTAGGGTGATGACATAGTCCGAACATCATACTATGGTAAAGTATGAGAATTAAAGGATAAAGAGCCTTTAAGATAACAAAGTGTTAGGTAGTAAAGTAGCTCTATCATTGAATGTTGACTCTTTTAGGGTAATCAACAGATATAATGGTAAAAAGTTCAAATTCGACGTCTATTTAGACAAAGTGGACCCTGTAACTCCCAAAATAAGTGGTGGAAAAGTAAATGAGTATTTACAGTTAACAGATGATTGTATAGCTTATTACGAAGAAACCTCGGAAAAGAATGGGTTAGAGGTTCAGGTTGAAATTAAAAAGCATAATAAGAAGTTGTTATTTGAGGCTATACAGTCTCAGTTAATGTACCTTCCTAATATCAAAGTATACACTAAAGCTCAAGGTGCTTTATCCTATACCAATGTAGATATCGCTGCTAAAGAATTATACAGAGATGATGATATTATTATCTCAGAATCCACTGTATATGACAAGCCACACGTTCTATTGGGTACAGGTAAAGCCTTGATTAATTATGGTTTCATTGCTTTTAATGAACTTGAAATAGAACCCAAACGAGGCGCTGTAGGCTTCATATTAAGTGTAAACGATGTTGAGGTTACTCCGTCAAGAGAAGCTCTTGTATGGTCTCCAAAGACTCGTAAAGCTGTACTGGAAGCTTATGACCGGGTATCGCTAACAGCTGCAAAGTTTGTTAATGATAGTTTGTCTAGTGAAACAGACTACATGGAATGGATGGTTAAGGCCGCTCAAACTATGTCTGCGTTGAAGAATGGTAATAACTCGAGTGTTATTGGTAGATTAGCGTCAATTATTGATGCCAGTGCTATTACTAACGTTAGATATCCCCTCAATACACAAGTAGAGTATTCTACTAAAGTTATTGAGATGATTGGAAATAAGTTGATGGCCCGTCGTGTTATATACGATAGGTATACTCATAAGATTGAGCGCGGTAATATTGCTGGAGTAGATGCATTTGCACTTCCGGTATATTTTTCCGAAGGTAAAGCAGATATGTACGTTGATAGGTACTTAAGTGATACTGTCGGCGCTTTTGTGTTGATTCAACCTAAAGATGAGTTCTATAAAGCTGATCTATTCGCGAAACTAGTTCTATCTTCTGCTAAGATTCTTAAGTATTCGGATGTTAAAGTTCCGGATGATACTATGGAAGCTTATTTAGCAGGTGAACTTGATTCGGGAGGAGACCCTGATGATAGTTCTAATACAATTATCGATAGAGGTGCTATTAGAAAAGCCAATGCTCAAATTGTAGTTCATAAGATCAATAAGTCATACAATAACTATGTGTTCAGTGCTTATGATACCAATATAAGTAATATCCCATCCCTCTATGATCCTTCTAAAGTAGTTATCTACGGTACATCTAATGACAGGTCTGATATGAAGAATATTGCAAATCAGTTTCCGCATGGTTATCTATCTTGTCATAATGATTGGAGAGGAGATAAGGATAGTTTGGATGATAACGGTGTTCCTAATTACACTTGCTTCAACCCTAATGCTAAACCCATTGAGATGGTATTGATTGCTAAGGATAATGAGAAGTATTTTATGAATTCACCTAAGTATAAAACACTTAATGAGTTTGTTGTTAAGTCTTATGATTCCAATTCCGGTAAGTTAGTGTTCGGAGATGATATTAAAGCTGCTGCAACCGCGTCGGTTATTAATAAGTTGTTTGCCGAGTACAATGCACAATCAATACTATTACCAGAAGTAGTAGAGAATATCTTTCCTGATGAACATGTAGCTCTAGTTAAAATAACTAAAGGGTGGTTTGATAGGTCATATGCCTATAATACAAGTACTATGGATACTGTTTTCTTTGGAGACTGTATTCAACTACAATTAGGTGCTGAAGGTATATTATCAATGGAAGACCCCACCGATATCCTCAAAATTATCAATTCTAGTGTGCCTGACTACCTATGTGATACGGTAGATCATATTTCTTCTGTTGATATTTTGCTTATTGACGAAGTCAACTACTGGAGAGATTTCTTTGGTAAGACTAAAGATTATCTTGCTTTAATCGAATTGTATTCAAGGAAGTATTTTTACGATAAAACAGAAGAGCTTATTTTAGGCGCTCAGATTAAGGAATATATTGATTTAAAAGTATGATGAAATCCTATAATAGTAGAATAATTCCGGTTCTTCGTGATACGACAGATAAGTTATATATAGCTGATATAGATAAACTTACTCCTACAAGATTTCCAAACGATTCTGCTATAAGAGAGTTAGTAGACAAGTATCGGAGAGATGGGAATATGGATGCTAGAGATGCAATTATAATGTCTTTTGGTAGATATGTGGTTTCAATCGCAAAAAATTACCAAGAACAAGGATTGCCTCTATCCGATCTTATTAGTGAAGGTATGATAGGTTTAATAGCTGCAATAGAACAGTTTGATACAACTCAAACTACCACCAAATTTGTCACTTATAGCAATGTTAGTATAAGTAGGCAAATGAAAGAGGCCCTAGATCAGTTTAATAGACCTGTTAAAGTACCAAAGAACATACGGAACAGTCAGATGAAAATGCGTGAAAAGCTTCATAATGATCAATTGCACGGTAAAGAATTACCCGATATTATTGGAGAAGTGGAAGACGTAGACTATGAATTTGTATTGAACCCAAAAATGTTCTCAAAGTTAATATTGACAACTAGAAGTGAAGAGGATGAAGATGATCCAATGGAGAATTCTTTATTGTTGTCGGGTTCCGATTCACCTATGGATCAAATTGATTTCAATACTGATTTAGCTAGAGTATTTACTCGACTAACAGAAAATGAAGTTAAAGTAATTCGCGCGTTCTTTGGGTTTTCAGGTGATTATCTGAAGTCGTCGATTAAACTAGTTGGAGAGTCGTTGGACATGACTCCGGAGCAGGTAAGAAAGTTAAAACTATCTGGTCTTCAGAAACTTAAAGACGAAAAAAGTCGTCAAATATTGTCCAAATATCTGTAAATTAAACTATAATAACTTAAATAGACTATGTCAAAAAAATCCAAATTTAAGTATTATGTTAACATTTAATGTAGTAAGCCACTCAGATGGTAAATTGATCAATGGGTCAGTAAATGGTAA